CTGAAATAAAACCTCAACTTATAAAAGGTGGCTATAATTCATATTACAACTACAATGCTATTGAATTTGTTCCTAATACTTATTATGATGTCTTAAAAACTGAAGCTCTTTATAAATATTCAACTATCTAATCTAATTTGAGCTATAGCTATATAGCTCTTTTTCTCATTTTAAAAAGATATACTAACTAAAAAGGAGAAACTACTAATGTCTTATCATATTGCTAAAAATGGCGCTCCTGCTGTCTGTACAGCTCAACCAGGTAAATGTCCCTTAGGAAACCAAGATGAACATTTTGATACTGTAGAAGAAGCTCAAATATATGCTGACCAATTAAATCAAAAATACAGAGATGCTTATAGAGGCTTTAAAGAGAAACTAAAAAAAGATAGATTAGAAGATATTGAAAATAATAAAGATAAAATAAATGAACTAAAAGAAAAACTAAACTTAGATGAATTGCCAGAGTTTTTAATTGATGAAATTATAACAGGTAGCTTTGAATACTCGCACAAAAAACAAATTGCTAGAGCTGCTAAAATTCGAAGTAATGGCTTTCAACAAGTTATTAAAAACAGAAACCAAAATAAATAATTTGCTACAAAGGAGAAACTACTAATGCTTTACCACATCTCAAATAAAGGAATGCTAACACCTTGTAAAGCTCAACCGGGCAAATGCCCCCTTGGCGGTAGACATTTCCAAGATGAAAAACAAGGTATGGAATACTTGGATAACATCAATAATAAAGAAACACTTATTGAAAATTATAAATCTGCTCATACTCCATTTGAAAGAACTAAAATTGCTACTGAAATCCAAACTATAAACCAAGAACTAGGACTAAATGAATATGCAGATATTCCCTCAGTAAAAACTAATGTGAATGAAGAAATTTATAATGAATTGGCTTCTAAACATATCCAAGATATGAAAAAATTTGCTGAAAAAATCAATGCCGAATTTGTTGATTTTAAAGTTAATAATAGGGGCGAAATTGTCATAAAAATTCTTGATGATAATAAACCAAAAAACATAACTTTTTACCACCCAATCGGCGGTAATAAAAATGTTAAATCTGCTAAATTTGGAAATGCTTATTACCAATGCAAAAACCCACTCAAAAAATGGCACCACGCTGAACAATCTATTGAACTAATACTAGCTAAAATCAGATAAATATAACTAAGAAAAATCATCTACTAATACTAGATGATTTTTTATTTGCATTACTACTTACTCATTATGAAATACTTAAATCATAAATGCTATAACTAGAAATGAAAATAAATCCTCTTTACATTGCTCCATTAGTACTTCCTAATCAAATACTCAAAAGCAAAAACCGAAAACTTAAAATAACTACTATAAAAGACATACTTATTTTATTTACTCTATTAGTATCACTTGTTCTAAAAATGCTATTACTAGAACAATAACTAATAGCAAAAATGCTAAACTCAAAATCAATTGCTATATATTATCCTTAATTACCTATAATACATATGTTAATATATAAATTATTATCTATATATACAAACATAGAACCTACTAACTATGCTAAAACAAAATACTAAACTAAAAAGTAAAAACTAAAACCTATAGCAAAAATGCTGTATCTTGAAGCAGAAATACACTTCATAAAATTACTCTATTAGTATTTCCTAATCTAAAACTAAAAAGTAAAATGCTATAACTCAAAGTTAAAATCTATCCTCTAATATTACTATACATACTCACTATATAAATAATTATTGTATATACATTACTCATTATAATTGCTTCATTACCACTAATACTTATTCATGATGGATTAAATAATGTATTGCTTGTTTTTATTACTCTATTAGTTTTGCTTAAAATCAAAATACTACTACTTAACTCCAAAATCAAAAAAAAGAAAATTACTAGCTATAGCTAACTCGCTAAATTTATTCTTCTAATCAATGAACATAAACTTAAAAGTAAAATGCTAAACTTATAAGTTATAACTCTATTATAAAATTATACTCGTTATATTTGCTTCTTTAGTATCTTTCAATCCAATACTCAAAATCAAAATGCTATTACTAGAGCAATAAATCCATATTACAATACTATTCATTCTTGCTCCCCCATAATTACTTTATCTACATTTCTTAATTTAATACTTAAAAGTAAAATGCTACCACTCAAATAATTCAAAAAAGAAAATTACTAGCTATAACTAACTCGCTCCAAAAAAAGAAAAAACTACTACACATGGCTAATCAAAAAAACAAAAAAAAGAAAGAACCACCACTCTCGCTACCGGCGACCACCCACCACCACTCACTCCCCCACCACTGCTATCGCTACCGCTTCCCCACTCAGCTGCACCGACCACTGCGCCACCATGGATATACTAGTAATCTCTAAGTCATTCATTACTATTACTATTACTAAGCCACATTCATTCCATTTTATATTTATCCAGTTGCACATATTTTATCTGCGTATCATATTGAAGTCAATACATCTAATTTTTATACGGCTGGCTATTCGTTTATCACATCGCTAATTTTCTATTACTCACTAATTTAAGTTACATTCACTTATTATAGTTATTACTCATTACAACTATTACTTACTATTATTTATTTTAGCTATTACTCACTAACGTAACACATTACTCATTCATTCCTAGTATAGCGATACCAACCAAGTTGCTATCGCTTCAGTACACCGTGATAGTCATTTCCATTAGTTATACTATCTTAGTTACACGGTGTACTAGCTCTCTCATATACATTTGTTAGCAATCTATCATTAAGTGTAACGTTACATTCATAGTTATTACTTAATGTGATTGTGTCGCTATGAGAGAGCTAGAGCGTAGAGTGAATTAGTTAATGATAGCGGTAGCTATGATTAACTAATACTAAATTATTAGTAACGGTAGTTACTAATAAATTAGTGCTCACTCCACGCTCGGCTAGCATAGTAATTAGTAACACCGTTACTAATTATTTCCACTTATAACTTATTCAGTGAATAAGTTTATAGTGGCTATGCTAGCAAGCTGCACTGCCGTTATTATAGTTTTAACTATAATAACTTACGGAGTAAGATAAGCTACTTATAACTAGGCCGAGGTGAGGGCACCGAAACGAGTTGGTTAGAAGTTAAGCTTGGCTTATGTAGTGCCCTTTAGGGAGCAGTGCAGGGTGTAAAATACACATTAGTGGTATTTTCTCAAGTGCTCTGGCAGTTGATTTTGCGTAAAATGGAAATATATTAAACGATATAATACATATAATATATATAACGAAAAATACTGAAATAAGTTAGATGATATTACTAAATCAAAGACATAAAATTTTCATATATTTCGTGATAACGGGATATAACGATTTTACTGAATTGTCAAAATATAATATAACATACGAGTTAGAGTGTTTTCAAAAAATTTTCAAAGGAGAGCAAAATGGCAAACAAAGCAATCAAGTGGGCCTGGGACGATGATGAAGATGAAGTTGATTTATTGTCAACAGGTGAAGTTCCGAAAGGATTACAGAAGATAGCACCCGAAGAAAAAGTTGAAGGCTTAAGTAATAATGAGATTAAAGAGCAATTATTAAGTGGTGATTTAAAATTGCCTAAGGAGTTTCGTTCTACATTAGATTTGGATTTAAGTGAATCCGAAGAAAGCGAAATAAGAGCTAAGCATAGGAAGTATGAAGATTGGGCTTATGAGAGTGAGCGAGATTATATAGATACAAATAATAGCAATAAGTCAATCCATAGTATAGTTGAGAATGACTCAGAAGTTAGTGAAAGTGACATAGAAGAAGCTAATAATCTATTACAGAAGCGAATAGACAGATTAAAATTAAAGCAAGTTACTAATGAAGTTACAGATGAAGTTATTATTAGTAGTAGCGGAATGAGTTTAAGTGATTATTTAAATAAGACTTATTTGAGAGGGAATAAAGGGAGAAAAAGGAAAAGGGAGTTCAATCGTAGGGAAGAAGATATAGCTCGGTTAGAGAGTCGAAAGAATGACCCATTATATGCTAAGGGAGTAGTTAAACATTTAGAACAAGTAGAAAGACGAAAATTAGCTAAGGTAAAACAAACTCAGGCAATAAGGAAAGCATATAATAAGGATAGATATACAAAGATGAGTCCAAATGAGAAGCAATTGTTGAAGTCATTAGGAATGACGGAGCAAGAGTTAATAAGTAGAGTAGGATATAACAGTATATTAGATGAAAAAGAGAAAGCGAAGTTATTAAGTGAAGGTTATTTTGGAACAAAGACTATTGATGGTATAGGAGTCAAACAACGTTATACAACATTAGGTGACATACAGATTTTAGAGTTCTTATATAGATTTCAAGTAGCTACGATTAACATATTATCAATTGCTTTAGACAAAGGACGTAGTGCTATAACTGGGCAATTAAATAAAATGTATAATATGGGATTAGTTGAGAAGCTTCCGTTAGAGGGTAATTTATATATTTGGGGCTTAACTAAATTAGGGCAAAGTATTATTACAGATGATGATAGAGCACCGAAGCGACCAAAGGTTAAGGGTGTAAGTCAATTATTAACAATCAATTATGTAGTAGCATGTTTATATAGTAATAAGGTAAATGCTTTAAATTTAGAAGATTATCCTTATTATGGTAGAGAGTTTCAAGGAAAGACTGTTAAGGGAGAGGACATTATACCGGAGCGATTTTTCAGAAGTGCTCTATATAAAGAATCATTTAATTTAACAGGCAAGTATCATATGAAGTCAAGTGTGAATACACAAGTTTTAGATAAGGGTGAAGTGTTATGGCGAGAATGGGAGATAAATGGAAAGAAAGGAATTTCACCTGAGTTAGTACCTGGGCAAGAATTTCTTTATCTATTATATAGCTCAGAAGCGTTTGACAATAGTTATGTAATACCTGACTTAGTAGTACGTAGGCCAAGATTGAATGATGGTACACCTCAAAACATTGCTGTTGAAGTAGAAAGAGCAAGCAAGAGTGTAAATGAATATAGAAAGAAATTGATTGCATATAAGCAAGATAAGAGAGTATATAGTAAAGTTGTATATATAACAAGCAATAAGAGTACAGTAGAGAAGATAGTAAAAGCTGCTGAATCTATTGGATTTGAAGATTATGACATAGTTCCATTCTTAGATGTGAATGGTAAGAAGATAAGAGTAGATGACCCATGGGCATTATAAAAGGAGATAGAAAATGGCATTACCAAAATTAGATAGTATATATAATTCTAATTCTAATAAAAGATTGTTACCGAATACCATAGAGAATGATTTTCCACCCAGTCCGAGTGCTAATGAATTTGGAAATCAGATAAACGACTGGGCGAATACTGGTTGGATAGGAATGTTTCATTTAGACATGGTATTAAGTTATGCTATTGAAGCAGGTGCTTCGGATATTCATTTGAATGCTGATAAACCTGTTGCATTTACAGTATTAGGTAATATAGTTAAACAGCATGAATTTCCAATACCAGATAGTATTTTAATGGAAGATTTAGTTAAAGGAATTTTAAGTCATCAAGCAATGGGTGTCTTTGTTCGTGACTTAGATTATGATGCTTCATATGTTATCAAGAGGGGGCGTTATAAAGGTCGTAGGTTCCGTGTTTCAGTATATAAGAATTACGGTTCTGATGGTATTGTATTCCGTACAATTACAGATGAAATACCAACGCCTGACCAATTAAACATTGAAGAAGAAGTTAAGAGTTGGTTTTATCAATCATCTGGTGCAATCTTAGTATGTGGCCCAACAGGTAGTGGTAAAGCATTACATATAGATACATTGATTCCAACACCAACAGGTATGAAAAGAGTTGGCGAAATTAAGATTGGGGATAAGATTTACGATAAGGATAAAAACTTAACAGAAGTATTAGACATTCATCAAGCATCTAGGAAAGATAAATTATATAAGATAACTTTAGAGAATGGTGAAGTGTTTAAAGCAAGCGGCCCTCATGAATGGGTAGTACATAATAATAAAGGTTTATTATCATCAGTAACAACAGATGAAATATTTAATAAATTTGAATATGAGTATTTCATTCCTAAGTTGAATTTCCCAGTTAGATTATATAATGGATATACAGTAGAAGAAAGAAAAGAATTATTATATGGCATGACTGGTAATTCTGAGTTAGAAATCATTAAATTAGATGAATATACTGACGAAATTGTAGAATTAGCAAATAGTTTGGGTTATTACACATATTATGAGAATGAAAAGTTAGTAATCAATAAAACTAAAAGTAAGAGATTAACAAGAATAGTTAAAGTAGAAAAGATTAAAGACAATTATAAGGATTATTTCTGTTTTGAAGTAGATAGTGAAAGTCATACTTATTTAATAGGGAATACATTTACTATTACTCATAACAGTACAACAATGGCTTCGATTTTAAGAGAAATTCAATTAACTCAAGAAAAGAAAATAATTACAATTGAAAAGCCAATTGAAGCAATCTTCCCCGATGATGGTAAAGCATTAGTAGTACAGAGAGCAATACCGGAGGATTGTGTAGATTTTGAATTTGGATTAACTGGAGCGATGCGTCAAAATCCCGATTACATCTTGATTGGAGAAGTTCGTAATCAAACAGAAGTAAGTGAATTTTTAAGAGCTGCAGAAACTGGACACTTAGCAATGAGTACAATCCATACGGTGAACAATGTAACAACATTAAACCGTATTCGTTCGTTATTTAGTGGAGAAGAGCAACGAAGAATCTTAGCAACATTAGGAGATGTATTGCGTGGAATAGTAAATCAGCAATTAGTAATGAGAAAAGATGGTACTGGACGATTTGCAGTCAGAGAAGCATTAACAATTGATTACAAGATTAGACGATTGATTGCTGAGGATAATTTCCAAGCGATTAGAGATTTTCAAGAAGCGAATGGAAAGACAATGGAGCAACAATTAGTAAAAGCCGTATTAGCAGATAAATGTACTCTTGAAGAAGCAAGAAGCAAAGCTCCTGACCAAATTTATTTTGACCATGTTTTTGAAGAATATAGCAAATAAAGGAGTGAAATTTTTCATTCCTTTTTAAGCTGTTTTAAGCAGTTCTAAGCTGTTTTTAACTTAACGTGTACATTTTATCGAAAATTAGATTTTACAGCGTTAGCGTCAGCTTAGTGACGATATAACATGGTCTAAAATGATTACTAACAAACGGTTTTTAGCGAAAAGTATTTTAAAAATAAATATTAAGATTTAATGATATATAAAGAACAAAAAAGAATAATATAAATATAGGTAAAATAATATTTTGTTAGCGAAAAGAGCTTTAGGGCTCTTTTTATATATTAAAAGAAAAAGGAGTACAAAAAGTGTCATTAAAAGATTTAGGTAATGTAACATATTACAATTTGAATAATGAAATCAACAGACCTGTTAATGGTTCTATTATGTTAAATAAAGATAAAGAAGCATTAAAAGCATTTTTCAAAGAGAATGTAAAGCCAAATTATTTACGATTTGAAAGTTTGAAAGATAAATTAGATTATTTATTAGAGAATAACTACATTGAGAAAGGATTTTTAAATAAATATTCTTTTGAATTTGTAATAAAGCTTTTTAAATTTGTGTATAGTAAAGATTTTAGATTTAAGTCATTCATGGCTGCATATAAATTTTACAGTCAATATGCAATGAAAACTAATGATAATACGAAGTATTTAGAAAGTTTTGAAGATAGAGTTGCATTTAATGCTTTATATTTTGCTAATGGAGATGAAGAATTAGCATGGAATTTAGCAGATGAATTGATTAACCAACGTTATCAACCAGCAACGCCATCATTTTTAAATGCTGGAAGAGCAAGACGAGGTGAATTTATTTCATGTTTCTTATTAGATGTAACTGACGACATGAACAGTATTGGTAGAAGCATTAACTCTGCATTACAATTAAGTAAATTAGGTGGCGGAGTAGGGATTAACTTATCAAATATTCGTGAAGCTGGTGCAAGTATTAAAGGATATGAGGGTGCAGCCTCAGGTGTTGTTCCTATTATGAAGATGCTAGAAGATAGTTTTTCTTATGCTAATCAACTTGGGCAACGTCAAGGTGCAGGCGCTGTTTATTTAAATGTGTTCCACCCAGACATTATTGCTTTCTTATCAACAAAGAAAGAAAATGCTGATGAAAAGATTAGAGTAAAAACATTGTCATTAGGATTAACTGTACCAGACAAGTTTTATGAATTAGCAAGAAATGATGAAGATATGTACTTATTTAGTCCATTTGATGTAGAGCGAGTATATGGAGCTCCATTTGGGTATATTGACATTACTAAAGAATATGACAATTTAATCAACAATGATAGCATTAAGAAGTACAAAATCAAAGCTAGAGATTTAGAAATGGAAATCTCAAAATTACAACAAGAGTCTGGTTATCCATATGTAGTAAACATTGATACAGCTAATAGAGCAAATGCTATTGATGGTAAAATCATTATGAGTAATTTATGTTCAGAAATTTTACAAGTACATAAACCAAGTAAGATTTTGAATAATCAAGAGTATGAAGTTATGGGTTCTGACATTAGTTGTAATTTAGGTTCAACTAACGTATTAAATCTAATGGTATCACCAGATTTTGGTAAATCTGTAAGAACAATGACAAGAGCATTAACATTTATTACAGATACTTCAGACATTGATGTAGTACCAACTGTAGCAAAAGGAAATAGAGAAAAACATTCTATCGGTTTAGGTGCTATGGGATTACATACATTCTTTGCAACTCATCATATGAAATATGGTTCGCCTGAGTCAGTGGAATTTACTAATTTATATTTCATGTTATTAAATTACTGGACATTAGTAGAATCTAATAATATTGCTATTGAACGTAATGAAACATTCTATGGTTTTGAAAAATCAAAATATGCAGATGGCTCATACTTCGACAAATATATTACTGGTAAATATGTTCCACAATCTGAAAAAATGAAAGATATGTTTGATGGTATTTACATTCCAAATGTTGAAGATTGGGAATATTTGAAAGAGTCAGTTATGAAATACGGTTTATATAATGAAACACGTTTAGCAGTTGCTCCAAATGGAAGTATTAGTTATATAAATGATGTATCAGCTTCAATTCATCCAATTATCCAAAGAATTGAAGAACGACAAGAGAAAAAGACTGGAAAAATTTATTATCCAGCTAGAGAATTAAGTAGCGATACAATTCCATATTATGACTCAGCGTATGACATTGACATGAGAAAAGTTATTGATGTATATGCAGCTGCAACAGAACACGTTGACCAAGGGTTGTCATTAACATTATTCATGAGAAGTGAGTTGCCAGAGGGTATGTATGAATGGAAAACTGAAACTAACAAAATGACTACAAGAGATTTGAGTATTTTGCGTAACTATGCTTTCAAAAAAGGTATTAAATCAATTTATTATGTAAGAACTTACACATCTGATAATTCAGAAGTGGGTGCAAATGAATGTGAATCTTGTGTTATTTAAGGAGTTAAAGTAATGGATAAAAATTATAAATATTATAAAGCTATTGACTGGAATGCTATTGAAGATGAAATTGATAAATCAACATGGGAAAAGTTAACAGAGCAATTCTGGTTAGATACTCGTGTCCCATTGTCAAATGACTTAGACGATTGGAGAAAATTAAGTAATGCAGAGAAAGATTTGATTGGTAAAGTCTTTGGTGGATTGACACTTCTTGATACTATGCAATCAGAAAGTGGGGTAGAAGCAATTAGAAATGATTGTAGAACTCAGCATGAAGAAGCAGTTCTAAATAACATCCAGTTTATGGAAGCTGTGCATGCTAAGTCATATTCATCTATTTTCTCAACATTAAATACTAAGAAAGAAATTGAAGATATTTTTGAATGGACTAATAATAATGAGTATTTACAAAAGAAAGCAAAAATAATCAATGAAATTTATGAACGTGGTTCAGCATTAGAAAAGAAAGTTGCTAGTGTATTCTTAGAATCATTCTTATTCTATTCAGGTTTCTTTACACCGTTATATTATTTAGGAAATAATAAAATGGCGAACGTTGCTGAAATTATCAAACTAATCATTCGTGATGAGTCAGTTCACGGAACTTATATTGGATATAAATTCCAATTAGGATTTAATGAATTACCAGAAGAAGAACAAGAAAAACTTAGAGATTGGTTGTATGAATTATTATTTGAGTTATATGAGAATGAAGAACAATATACAGAACTCTTATATAACGAACTTGGGTGGACTGATGAAGTAAAAACTTTCTTACGTTATAATGCAAATAAAGCATTGATGAATTTAGGTCAAGACCCATTATTCCCCGATAGTTCAGAAGATGTAAATCCAATTGTTATGAATGGAATTTCAACAGGTACTTCAAATCATGACTTCTTCTCACAAGTTGGAAATGGATATTTATTAGGTCAAGCTGAAGCTATGAAAGATAGCGATTATGACATTTAATAGTAAAAGATGAGCAAATCAATGCTCATCTTTTTTAGTAAAAATTTAATTTTTTTATTTTTTATGAACCAAAGGTTAAAAATATTTATATTTTTAAAATATTTTTCTTTACATTATCCTTGAATTTTGATACAATAAAGAAAATAAAAAAATCAAATAAAAGAAAGAGGGTATTTCATGACTAAGAATATTAAACTTGGTTTAAAGAAATCTAAAGCATACGGACTATGTGGATTCATTCTTTCTGCAGCTATGTTCACAATGTTCGCAACACCAGCATATGCAGAAGAAACAACAACTGTATCACAACCTGTTACTGAACAAGTGCAACCTAGTGTTACAGAAGCAAATACAACAGAAGCTGTTGTTACAAATTCTACGACAGAAACAACACTAGCAGAGAAGTCTACTACTGAAGTTTCCAAAGAGGGTAAAGTTATTACAGTTAAGAATCCTGATGTTGATTTACATTTCACAAAAGGTGAAACTGGAAACGGTACTGGAAAATATGTGAATTTTAAGGTTGAGTATAAAAATGTTAAAATTCCCGATAACGTTGCTGTAAATGAGGGCGATGAAATTGTCTTTAATATGCCTAAGGAAGTATCATTCCGAACAGATTTTGATTTTGATGTAAAGAATAATCTGAATGAAACGGTGGGGCACGCTCAAGCAAGTGTTGAAAAAGGAACGGTAACAACAACATTTAATGATTATTTTTCAAAGCATCCTCTAAATAAAGAAATTGCTATGATTTTTGACGCTAAATGGACTGAAGCAGTTACATCAGGTGAAATCACACATCCGAATTTTGATGGTACAGTAAAAGAAGTTCATGTTGACCCAGAACCAGAGCTCGACCCTGGTAAAGAGAAATTCTCAAAATGGGGTTCCCAAGACTCTTCTGATGCTCAAGTTTTAAATTGGACGTTACGTTTTAATCTTGCAAAAGACAAGTTAGAAAACATTATTTTACAAGACCGTTGGTCAGCTAATCAAGAATATGTACCAAACAGTTTAGAACTTAGAACAGTTGAAGATGTAAAAACTTGGACAGGGGATGTATCTGCTCAAGAATATTTAGATAGTTTCCATGTATTAAATAATGGTTTTGATTTAAAGATTAAAACACTTCAAAAGTTGATGTATATTAACTATAAAACTCGTTTAAAATCAAGTGTTAAAGAATCTATTGACCCAATCAATGCAGTTTGGTTGACAGCTAATAATGATAATAAATTAGCAGATAATTACCGTGCAACTATTTCTCTAGTTGGAGGTAAAGGAAAGGCAGTGGGTGAAGCTGAAGATATTCCAACACCTACGCCAGAGCCATTGAAACCAACACCAGAAACAGATGGCGAAAAGCCGAAAGAAACTCCTAAGGAAGAAAAACCAAAAAACGAAATTCCAAAGGAAACACCTAAAGAAGAAAAACCTAAGAATGAGATTCCAAAAGAAACTCCTAAGGTTGAAACTCCAAAAGAAACAGAAAAACCAACTCCTAAAGAAGAAACACCAAAGGAAACTCCTAAGGAAGATGAAAAGCCTAAGGAAGAAACACCTAAGACTGAAGATAAACCTAAGGAAAATAAGCCTAAAGTAGAACAACCTAAATCAGATACACCGCAAAAAGAAGAGCCCAAGAAAGATGAAGAACCAAAAACTGAAAACAAAAAACAAGCGAATGAAAACACATTACCAAATACAGGCACTGAATCCAATTCAATGTTTACTATTCTAAGTGTAATTTGCTTCATGTTAGGAATTAAATTAAAACGAACTGAAAACTAATAAAAAGGCATAGTTAATCTATGCCTTTTTTGTTTTGCTTAAACGCTGTAAAACGCTCTGAGAGCGACAGAAATCAGCCCTTGTACAATTTATCAAGAGCTGATTTTCGTGCAGTTTAGTGTCAGTGTATGACGATATAACACACCCTAAAATCAGTTATAGAAATGTGAAATCAGTAGTAAAATAGATACAATAAAGAATAATGAAAAAGTAATAATTCTAAGTCTAATAGTAATTTTAGGAGTATGAGTTTCTCCATTAAAAGCATTTCCTAAAGTCTCTTGTTTTGGTGCTTGCAAGAAGATTAGTAAGGAAATTAGTAGCATAATAATCAAAGTAAATATAGTCATGTTATCTTACTCCTTTAAATATAGGTTGATAATTATTTTTTGCAGTTAATCCAGCAATTTGGTGACAAATATCTTGGATAACTCCAACCAAAATAAGAATGTTAATACCTGTTAGTGATAATCCTAATTTGATAGGTGAAACAATTTCTAAAATCAAAGAAGTGATAGCAATAATTGTTAGAACTGGAGCACCGATGTTTGTGATACCGATAACTTTGTTATTGATGTATTGTTCAACATTATCATTAGTAACACCTTTTATATACATAGAGCTTTCTCTCAAATTCTTAGTAAGTTCTTCCCCGTCAATCTGAACGAGATTATACAGATAAGAAAATACAAAGATAAGGATAGAATAGAATAATATTCCAATCCAAGTTGAATAATCAGTAAAAGTCCAAATATTACCAGTGATTTGTCCGATAGAGCCAATTATTGCTAACAAACTTGAAGCAAAGATAATTGGCATAACAGAACTTGCAAGCAATTTTACTGGTAGATAATGTGCTTTTATATTCACACTGTAATTTTTTGATTGTAGGGGGAATGTGTATTCTTTCTTGTTAGCGAAATATGAAATTACAATAATAATCAAATATCCAATGATTGCTAGAGCAACAGATTGAATATATGGATTAAAATTGTTAATATAATATTTTTTCATTTCATATATATTATAAAATTGTCCCGGCAATGCAGTTAATATACCAAATGCAATAATATTAGATTGACCGTTTCCAATACCCATTTCATCAATTAAACTTCCTAGATAAGAAACGAATAATCCACCGCTTGCAAGTATAATTGTAAGTAATATTTTGGTATTATTGTCTGCTGTTATAGAAACACCCAATGTATGACTAATTGTTGGGGAGAAAAGGATTCCACAAGCAGTTAAGATACCAAAGATAAAAGTAAATAATCTAGTGTGTTGAGCTAGTTTCATTTGTCCAGCAACACCTTGTAAAGATAATTTCTTATAATAAGGAACTAATCCTTTTGAAAATAATTGAATAAGTATAGATGCTGTTACATATGGAGAAGCACCAAGTGCTAATAATCCCAATCTACTTAGAGAACCACCAGATGATAAATTCATCAAGTTGGCGATTGCTGATTGATTATTTGAATAATCTATCTTAATTCCGGGCAATGTAACAAAAGTACCGAACTCAAATATTGCAAGCATTAAGAGAGTAAATAATACTCTATCTCTTACTTGTTTAGTTTTTATCCATTTCACTTAATTTTCCCCCTTTTTTGAAAGTTTGATTCAGTTTTGTTTGCATATACATTTCTAGTTTTTAATGCTGTATAATCTTTTAAATCAAGAATTGCTTCAATAGCAAGGTCGCAAACTTGTTGTTTGAATTTTTCATACAATTCATTAGCTTCATTTTGATAAGTAATGATAGGATTTTTACCATTCTGACCACGCCAACCAATACCTGATTTAAGTGCTTCTAATTTATCAATATGGTCTACCCATGCCTTGTCTAAAGAATATAATAACACTTCCTTAGCAAGAGCTCTCTTTGCTTTATCATCAACGGTTAAGAAGTTGAAGTTGTTTAAAGCTTCTTCATTTCCACTCAATGCTTCATACATTAGTTCTACAATAAAGTTATTTTCATTATGAAATGATTGAAGAATTTTGTTTCTAGTGTTATAAAATATATTTCTTTGTTCTCTTATAACATCATCAAATTTCAAAGCACTTCTACGAGCAGAATAGCTATTACTTTCTAATTCTTCTTGAATAGATTTAAAAGCTTTGATGAATTGCTTAGGCAAAGGATTTGTTAGATTGAAGCGTTTCATAAAATCAACATTAACACGTTTGAAAATTGAATCTTCAAGGGATATAATTGTTTCAGTACGACCTGGTGCACCTTGTCTTGAAGTTCTTCCTTTTAATTGATTGTCTATTCTACTGCTTTCGTTTAATTCTGTAAGGATAACAACTAATTCAGTATCATCATCTACTTTAATGTCAGTACCTCTACCTGCCATATTTGTAGCAATTGTGATAGCATTTTTTGCTCCAGCTTGAGCAATGATTTTTGCTTCTTCTTCATTTTGTTTAGCATTTAGTACTTTGTGTTTCAATCTTGCTTTACTTAATCTCTTAGATAATAATTCACTATCTTCAACAGATACTGTACCAACAAGGATTGGTCTATGTTTTTTATTATGATAGATAATTCTTTCTACAACATAATCCCATTTCATTTTTGCAGTAGTAAAAGCAATGATTTCTTCATCTTTTCTAATTAAAGGTTTATTTGGTTGAATAGGAATTACTTTCAAGCCGTAAACTTCTTGAAATTCGTTTTGTTCCTCAATAGCAGTACCAGACATACCAGAAATTTTATTATATAATCTAAAGTAATTTTGTAATGTTATTGTAGCAATAGTTTTATTTTCTTCTTTAATCTCTACACCGTTTCTTAAGTGTTTAGCTTCTAATGCTTGATGTAATCCATTTGAGAATCTTCTACCTGGTTGCATACGACCTGTAAATGAGTCAATGATACATACTTCCTTGTTCTTTCCTTTTGTAATAGCATAATCAACATTTTCTTTATAAATGAAATTAGCAAGTAAAGCTTCGTTAATCAAGTGCATATATCCTATATTATCTTCATCATAAATATTAACAAGATTATAAGCATTTGCAACTTTTTCAGCTCCAGCATTAGTCAAACTGACTGAACGGCTTTTGTAATCAATTTTCAAATCAGTTTCAGGTGAAAGCGTAGATACAATATTCTGAGCTTCCATAATAGGCCCAGCAGGACTTTTTGAATCTTGCCCAATAATTAGAGGAGTTCGTGCTTCATCAATAAGAACAAGGTCTACTTCGTCAATCAAAGTAGAATTGTAGCCATGTTGGTTTACTCTATAAGAAAGATTTGGCACCATATTATCTTTCAGATAATCAAATCCAAGTTCATTTGCAGTTGAGTACATAATGTCGCAATCATAAGCTGTTCTCTTTTGTGTAATATTCATTTCATTCAGATTGAGACCAACTGTAAATCCTAAACTTTTATATAAGGGCTCCAATTCTTCCTTATCACGTTTAGCTAAATATTCATTAACTGTAACAACATGAGTAGGTGCTATTGTTGCATTTAATATTGTAGGAAGAGCACTTGTATATGTTTTACCCTCACCAGTTCTCATTTCAGCAATATTACCATCATATAGAGCGATTGCACCGTGTAACTGGACATCATGCAGAGTAATGTTATAAATCTTCTTAAAGAGTACATATACAATAGCATATACATTTTTTAAATTGTTATTTGCTTGCTCTATTGATTGATTTTTATATTTTTGAAATGCTTTTGATAACTCTTCAGTAGATAAGTTTTCCAAATCTTTAGAGATAGATTTAATTTCATCAGTAATTTTATTTAATTTTTTAGTATAATGTTCTGTTTCTTTATGGTTAATCCATTTAGTAAATCTGTTCAAAATCTTACTCCTTTTCTTTAGTTTTCATTTAATTCGGATATTTATATTATTCTAAAATATTTTTTAAATATCAAGTAAAAAGTAGAATAATATAAAAGAATACACCGAAAAAAGGAAAGGATTTAATATGTCTATTTATAAAGATTTACAAAAGAAACACCCAGAAGTAACAGGTAAGTTGATTGTTACAAAGAACAAAGATAATAAAGTTATCGTGTCAGGTCAGCTTAATGCAAATAATGTAGAAGAGTTAAAGAATGATTTAATCAGTATTCTATTGAAACAATATAAACAAATTGTATCAATTGCTGGAGTAAAATTTAACGAAGGTTTTACAGTTATTGAAGATGAAGCAGTAACAACAAATCATAAAGATAAAAACAAAGCTGGAGCAGTAAAAATTCTATATAATGGAATGTTACCTGTATCAGCAATTAAAAAAGATGAAAAATTTAAGTTATTTACACAAATCAATTTTGACAAAATGGATAATGCAGTAATTGAATTGAAATTTATTGCTCCTATCATTTTAGATTCAAATTTAAATATTATTGATGGTAATATGCGTTATGATTTGGCTGTTAATAACAATATTCAAGAAGTTCCAGTAATTATTATTGATGATAACGGTATTAAAGCAGATATGCTAAGACTTATCTTAAATCGTTCATCAGAATTTCAACGTTGGAATTATGATGCTATTTCACCATTTGTTGATTCAATTCCAGTTGCTCAACCAATTTTAGAACCATTAGGTTTCTTTGGGGAAAAATTATTACCAGAAAGTTATTTCTCTAATACTATGTTTGAGTACAAGATTGATGTATTCAATAATCAACAAGGTAAATACACTCAAGATACAACAATTGCAGATTGGGCAGAATTTAGAAGAGCAGAAATTTTAGCTAATCAAGAAGCAATTAAAAAACAAAGAGAAAAGAAAAAGAAACAAAAAATGAAAACACGTGGAGCAAAATCATTGTTTGATTTATTCCAACCGACTGAAGATGATTTTGTAGAAACTTATAATATGGACGAAGAAGTCCAAAAACAAGTAGACGAAGTTAGAGAAGTTGCAAGTAAAGTCACTGAATCATATGATAAAGAAAGAAAAGCAATCATTGAAGAAAAAGGACTAAAATGGCAAAATAAAACTACGCAATCAAAAACTAAAGCTGCTAATAAACGTGAAGAATTTATTAACTATATAAATTCATTAAATATTGAACAAGAATTAAAAGACGAAATCTTTAGTAATATGGATACGTTTGAAACTGAAAAAGAATTAAAAGCTTATGTGAAAGGATTATTAGAAAGTGATGAATAAAAAATATTTGATTACTGGAATAAATGGTTATATTGCTTCATTTATGACTAAATATATTAAAACCTTAAATCCTAATTCAGAAATTTATGGAGTACTTCGTAAGGGAAGATTATTAAAAGAGGAATTAACAGACCTTGTAACAGATTTAGCATGTTATGATAAGAAAAAATACTTATATTTAGATAGAGATAATAATGAGTTAGATTTTTCAAAATTTGATTATGTAATTCATTTGGCAACTAACTTTAAAGGTGATAATTCAACTGAATCAATTGTACAATTATTAGAAGATAATTTACTTTCTACGATTGCTCTATATAAACAAATTGAAAAATCAGACAAGCAACCTCATCTTTTAGTTGCATCAAGTTGGTCTGCTTATAAAAATTATGGAGAATTTGCTCCGGCTAATCCATATTCAGCAACAAAATATTTTGCTGAAGATAGTTCTAAAATGTTTAATTTAGAAAAGCTGACATTTTTAAGAATTTCTGATACTTATGGATTGAATGATACTAGACCGAAATTACATAATTTGCTTACAAGGAAAGAAAACCCAATTAAAGCTCTTAATTCTCCAGCAGAACAAAAAATCAATATGACACATATTGAAGATGTTACAAGAGCTTTCTTGTATTGTATTGAGAATGAATATTTTGATGTAGCAGATTTATATTACAAAAAAAATGAAGTTACTTTAGAAAAGTTAGTTAAATTACTAAAATTAGAAAACGTAACGTTTGGTGACAAAGAAATTGCTGAATTACCAAATCAAACTAAAGCAATTCCAAACTTTAAATTAAAACATAATATAAAAAATATTTACAAAGATTTAAAAAGGGGTGAATAAATGGAAAAAGGCTATAAAAAGATTTCAGATGATTTAATCTTAACTCCACAAAATAAAATCCTATACAATGATGGCATTGAAGAGTTTACTGAAGAGCAAATCAATGAATTAAATCAGAAAGAAATTGATGATAACAATAAAGCTTTAGAAAAAGTTTTAGAAGCAGGTTATATTAAATTCCCCGTATTTTTTAGGGATGCTTTTGATAACTTAGTTGAATCTGCTTATTATTTACCGCCAACTTTTGAACCGTCATGTAAAGAAGGCTTTGTGGATAAGCATAAAATGAATTTTAATATTTATATACCATCATATGGTAGAGCTGGAACAGCTTATACTGCAAAAATGCTTGAAGATTTTAATGTTGAAAATTATTATTTAGCAATTGATGCCACACAATTTGAAACATATACTCAACATTATGACATGAAACATATTATCATTAGAGATACTTCATTTAGGGGTGTAGATAAATTAGATATGTTGACTTCTAAAAAATCACCTAATACTTATCATGGAACAGCTGGATTGTATAATTCATTATTATATTTCAGTAGAAGTTTGGGTGAAACACATTACTGGACTATTGATGATGATATGATTGGTTTAGCAATGAAAGCTTACAAGGGAAATTCAGAATTTAAAGATGGTATGGCATATAACAAAGATGATTTCTACCGTTGTAGCCACATTCTTGAAAGATATGGTTTCTCATTCACAAAATTTATGAAATGTTTAGAAGATTTAATGTTAAAAGCTCGTAACCCTGGTTTCCTCGGATTAGAAAAATTTGGTTTAGTATTCAATCTACCTGTTTCATGGCGTATGGGAACTCGTTTGTATTCATTTTATTTAACAAACAATAAAAATCAAATCAATCATTACGGGCAACATAATAATGATGTTATCACAAGTTTAGGAATGAGCAAAGCGGGTTATGTGAATATGTTGTTTGAAGGTATTTATTACAATTCAGGCCCAACTCAAGCAGGGGGCGGATTGACAGAAACATATAAGAAGTTTGGAACATTAGATAAGGGTAAAGTATTAGTAAATGCTATGCCTGATTGCTCTAAGATTTCTTACAAATATAATCGTATTCATCACACTGTAAACTATAACAAGTACAATCAACAAAGACTTGTTGGAGCTGCTAAAAAAGAATAAAATAAATAAAAAATAACCATGAATTTCTCATGGTTATTTTTCTTTATAAACTGCAGTTTTTCAGCAGTAAGTTAATTCATGATAAATATATCCAAATCCAAATAAAACTGTAGTGAGCTGTTAGTTTCAGCGTGTAGTGTTATTTAGAAGTCACCTAACGGTTGTTCTGGTAATAATTGAGAAACAATCATCTTAAATGAGTTTTTAATACCCTCATTGTAGATAATTTCATTCAATGAATGATGATTTGCTTTTGTAGTAATAAATTTAGGCATATTAGGAATGAAGCCTAAGATTTTAATACCGTGAGAAGCTCTTTCAATTTCTTTAAGTTCAATACCAGTATCTGGAATAAATTTGTTTATGATAATACCGACTTTATTTTCATCAATTGTATTCTCTCTTAATGGAGAGTAAACAAATTCTTTAATCCAACGGCCCATACCTTGAAGTGATGAAATACCCATATCACTTACAAGAACAATCTTGTCTGACATTGGATAAGCCACTTCTGAAAATAGTGGGTCTAAATAGTTAACAGATGTATCTAAGATAACATAATCATACATAGTTTTAAGAACTTTTATTACTTCTAAGTAGAATGCTGGACTAATTGCTTCAGCATTTTTTGGTGTTTTAGGAGCAAATAAAAAGTCAGTATTAGATTTAGGGTTGTGATAAATACCCTCTTTAATGTGTTCTTCTGTTAATTTTTCTGAGTTATCTTTTCTTGCAATATATACATTAACAATGTTAGGGCTTGTTGCATTGTTAAGATAACCTAATTGTCCGTCTTTAACATCAAGGTCAACAGTAATGATTTTTGGAGCATGGTCAACCAATCCTTGTTCAAAGGCTTTTTGTCCAGCTTCACTTAGGAAAGCACCAATACCTGTACTATCTGTTGACTTACCAGAACCACCTTTAGATGAAGTTACAGTAATAACTTTACCATTTCCAGTTGATTCATAGTTTAGAATTTCTTCATCAGTATCTTCTTCAAATCCCTCAATCTCGCCCATACCATTGTCTGTATCAAGAAGTTTGCTAACAACTTCTTGTGTATCTTTTGGAACAAGTGGTGAATCTACATATTTTTCAATTGACTCATATAATTCATCAAGTATTGTATCTCCATAGTTTACAAAGTAGAATGGAGTATTAGCATTATATGAATCATCATCTTTAGCTAATTCAAATTGTTTGTTTTTAATTGCTGTTCTGATTTTATTTTCTTCAGTAGCTCTATCTTGTGGTGGAATTAAGATGTTAATTACAGAGTATGGAGCTAAGAAAGCTGCAAGTTCTGCAAATAAATCTGGGTCATTATTGAATAGACGAGAAAAAAGAATAACAACAGAAGTGTCTTTTGAAATAGCTCCATTATCGTTATCTAATTCTCTTTCTAAAGCCCCAACATTTTCAAGTGGAATTTGAAAGTCCCAATTTGGTTCCATATCCACAAAAGCTCTATAAACGACTTCTGGTCCTACAAAAGCTATTTTATGTTGCATAATTTTCTCCTTTAAAAATCTTTTATTTTTCAATTGAAATATCGTATTTATATATATTATTCCACTATTTAAAACAAAAAAGAAAAGCTATCGAGCTTTTCTATTTTTGTGTTTCTAATACTGCATTTGGGTTAGTATCAAATATTTCAGCCCAACCATCAGGTGCCATAATCTGTACAATACCAGCATTTCCTTGACAGTCTTTCATTAGACAAGTACCAGGTTGTAATTCTGGTAATATAGAAGCCCAACCCGGGTCTTCTAAACGCATAGCAGTTACAGTCATTTCATTATCTCTTTCATCATTATTACGGAAAGCAAAACGAGTTGTAATAGTATTATCTAATGAAGCGTTATCTCCAAAATTCAAGTGTTTAGGTGATTGTGAAATCAATAATACACTCATGTTAAGTGAACGCCCTAATAAAGCAACTTCGCTCATCATAGCTTTTCCTTTAGGAGTACTTGCAACAGACCAAGCTTCGTCAATTACAAGAGTTTTTCTAATTTTTTTGTCAGAACGCATAGCGTTAATAACTTTCTGAGTTAATAAACTCATAATAGCAACAGAAATACGCTCACTATTACTATAATCATTAAATGATTTTTCTGAAGTTGGCAATGTCAATCCCATTAAGTTAGCAACGATTGTACCATTAGAAACATCTAATTGCGTTTTCTTTGCTGAACGCATATCTCTACTTAGAAGTTTCCCTAATCCAACTTGTAGATAGGTTTGTAATGTCATACCAATACTTCTTACTCTTTCATCGCCTCTGTAACGGTTCATAGCAGTGGCAACTGACATGAATGAAGGTCTATCATCTTCAACCACATCTTTGATAATTGGAATAATTGTACTTTGTAGTTCATCATCAATTCGACCAACTAAAGCAACAAGAATATCCATAGTCAAAGCTGTGTTTTCAGCTATATTATTTGTAAATGATGTTGGGTCTAGCATACCAATATTTTCATCACTAATTTTTCCATTAGCTTCTGCTACATTCCAAATGTCTACTTTGTTAATATACCCTAACTCATAAAGTTTGCGTAATGCAATAAAGTCACCTTTGGGGTCAAGTATAACTTGAGCTTTGTTCATGAGATTCCCATGACAAGCCAAAAGTAATCCAAGAAAAGTTTTACCTGACCCTGGTGAACCCGAAATAAATGATACTGGTGCATAGTTTTGTGAAATAGCATAATGAGAATCCCAAAATACAGGTGTTGGAGTTCCTACAATAGAAACTCCAATCATAGTACTTGTTGAATATTTACTCTTACTTACCATTTTTTATAGTCCTTATTTTAAATTTCTTAAATATTCAATATCTGACCTACGAGAAACAACAATAGAATTATCAATTTTATAAGTGTATTCTTTCTTTGCTGGTTTGTGGTCACAATAATATTTTGGAGAGCTTAAATAAAGTATTTGAGTCTTAGTCCAATCATAGAATGATTTACCACCCCAAATAGGTTTACTCATAATCGCAGCTAGACCAACTGGAGGGCCAAATATTAAGAATGCCGTCCATATATTCAAAGTATGTAATTTAACAATGAATAGGTATCCAACTGGTATTCCCCAAATAGCAAATGTGATAAATAAATAAACCCAAAAAATCAGTCTTACTGGTTTTTTAAATTTAATGTCAAATAATGAATAAATAAGGAGTTCTTTTGAGAATAGATTGGTCATATCCAAAACTCTTATTGGATAGTTGTTTTTTTCAGCCATATTCGACTCCTTTTTATTTTTGAATATCAATCAAAATATTATTTAGCAACAGGCATTCTAAGGAATTTGTGTGATTTATAGTTATTTAAAATAACTTGGTCAGAAGTGAAATTAAACACACCATCCCAATCTTTAATTTCAACTGTTGGAGCTGGATAAGGTAATCTTGTTAATTGTTCCTTTACAGCATCCAATTGATTTACATAAATATGAGTATCTCCAGTTGTATGAATGAACTCGCCTGGTGTTAAATTACATTCTTTAGCTATAATATAAACTAATAAAGCGTAACTTGCAATATTAAATGGAACACCAATAGGGTAGTCAGCTGAGCGTTGATACAATTGACAATCTAATTTTCCATTTGTAACTTTGAATTGGAACATAGTGTGGCAAGGTGGTAATGCCATGTTATCAATTTCTTTTGGATTCCATGCAGAAATAATCAATCGTCTTGAGTTTGGATTTGCTTTGATTTCTTCAATAATGTTAGATAATTGGTCTACATAATCAAATTGTCGCCAGTTGTAACCATAGATTGGTCCCATATCATCATCTTTGATTAGATTATAACGATACACAAAACCATCTGTTGCTTCATAATCTTTAATTTTACTTAGTTCAAATTTTTCATAAATATTTCTTTCTCTAGGAGTTAAATCTTCATATTCTTTTAGAAGTAATTCATTTAAATCTAATCCTAATCGTTTGTTAAGCTCTTCTCTATTAAAGTATAATTCCACTTCACCGTTATAATGACTTACTTTAATAATCATGTTATTTTCAATGTAAAGTTCTTCTTCATCTTTGCTTAACCAAACACTTGTATCTTTAGAGAATACAGAAGTTGCGTAGTAAGAATTAGATAATACAAAGTTATTCCAATCTTCTGTTTTGTAATACCAATGAGGTAAAGTTTTAACTTCTTTAATAAAAGTATTATAATCTTGCCATTCTTTTGAGATTGAAAAATCAGCAGAACCGAGATAAGCTCTTGTCATTAAATTAGCCCAAATCTTATATAATTTTACATCTAGTTCATCTTCAAATAATCTTTCAGCATTTTTATTGATTACTTCTATCAATTCGCCTTTTTCATAGATACATTCAACATATTCATTTTCTTTTCTAGTTTTTACTTTTGTCAAACCTCTATTAGTATTGTATGGTCTGCGCCATTGATTCCAAATAGGATTATTGACATCTTTCAAGTATTTTAAGTTAGTATCGCCTTGAATGAACCAAATAAGTTCAGTGATAATATTTCTTAAAACAGTCTTTTTAGTAGTTAATAGTGGAAATGAATTGCTCAAATCATATCTATTTTGTGTTCCAAAGATAGAGATGGTATCTGTATCTGTTCTATTTTCAGTTTTCACACCATTTTTTATAATAGTTTCTAATTGTTCTAAATAAGTCCAATCAGCTTGTGATAATGTTTTAACATAATTTGAAACAGTTTCAAACTCTGATTCAGAAGTTTTTTCAATCTTATCATTAAAGATTTTATTTAAAGTTTTTAATTCATGTTTTTTGTTTAGAACGAGCTCGTAATAATATGTATCTGATTTCAATTCAGATTTATCAAGGTGCTCATTCAAATCTAATGAAGTATAATATTTCATGCGGTCATTCCTTTTAGTTTCGTTTTATTTATATCTAGCTTGCTGTGTAGTGCAGTTTTGGGTGTTGTTAATATAAATTATCATGGGTTACTTAAAACAGCTTAGACTGCGACTAACAAACAAAAAAGAAGAATAAATAAGCTATTCTTCTTCATTATTCTTTTTGCAAAAAGTATTAACAAAGTAATTACCAAGAAGTATAGCGTCTGATTCGTTATCGTCAACATCTTTGCCAAATTTTTCTAATACTAAACGCATTGAAAATTCTTTGTATTCTTTACTTGTCATTTTGCCAAATTTGTAAAATTTTCTCCAAGTAGAAACATTGACAAAGTTTATCATATCATGAGTAAAATTACTTAACATAATTCCGTCAGCCATTGCTAAATTCTTAGCACCTTTTTGACTTACCACAACGTTAATATCTTCTATTGCAACAATAGTAATATTATATGTTTCTTTTAGCTTTGCAATTTCATCTTTCATGCAAATAGCTCTTGCTAAGAAATTCTTTCTGTAAGCTCCCCCTTTAGGGGTGATGCTTCCACTTTCGAGCAATTCATAAGTTTGTAAATCATAAATTGCCCAACCTGTTGAAGTAGTGGAAGCATCAAGTGCTAATAGGTATTCTTTAATCATTTATTACCTAGTACTTTTCCAAATTGTTTCATCAATTCAGAAGTAATAGTAAGTTGTTTTGTCATAGTATCTTTAATGTCAGTTGTTAAACTTTCTTTTGAAAGTGCATTTGAAGAAGTTAATGAGTTAAAGATAATTTTCTTAGCATCTTCAAATGTTTTATCACCATAAGATACTTCATTTTGTTGAGTGTTGATTAGTTGAACTTTCGCAACCAATTTAAGCAATTGAGTTGAAGCGATTAAACGTTCTTTCATAGAAAGTTCAAATCCTAATTCATTTTCTTTTCCTTGTAAGAATGAGAAGATTTCTAGCAAGTGCTGTTTTGCTTTGTAGTTATCGTCAGTAACGATTTCTTTTGGTGCTTCAAAGAATGAGGCAGTATCTTTTGCTACACAAGATTCAATGAAAGCTTTTAATTGTTGTGGGTCATTATCTGGGTGTGCAGTAATGTCATTAGACAACAACCACTCTCCAGTATTGAAATTGTAAATACCCGCCAACACTTTAAGAGTATTTTCTTTACCACTTTGTAAATCTGGTTTTAATTCTGCCATTGGAATATTGACATCAAGGTGTGGTTTTCTTCTTTGTTCAAAACGATAAAGTAATTTAACACCCTTTTCTACGGCTTCAGTAGCAACTTTTGCTAAATCATAAGATTTACCAACATAACCACTCAATCCATATTTTGCATTTTCTGGTTTTACTTTAACGTTGATAGCTTTACCATTTGGTGATTCTTCAATTGTAGTTTCGCCCACTGCAAGGTTTACTGCAACCTCACCAGCTTGACCTTTAGAAGTATCTCTACCTGTATCAACTATAGTACCAATCCAACCATCTTTTAATTCTAAAGCCATTTCTAACTCCTTTATTGAATATTTATTTTTATATCATTTTAAAACAGTTTTTTATCAAATTGTTTTATAGTTATATTATTCCACTTTTGAGCCTAAAAAAGGTGATAAACTTAATAATTTATCACCTTTTTTCAATTATTGAAACATTTTTTGAAAGATTTCTAAGTCTTTAAGTTTCATTGCAAGTTGGACGATAAAACTCCATGTTTTTTCTAATGCCCAACCGATTGCTCCAATAATATCCATATTAAACTGCAAACAGATTGCGTACACAATAGCTGCAGTTATTACAAAATAAATATATCCTTTAATATGATTTGCTCCTTTTTGCATTTCAACCCCCGTTCTAATTATAATTTAAAATAATTTTTACAATAGCAAAAATTATAATCATTGTAAATATTGGAACAACAACTTTGTATTCAAAACTACTTCCAGCATGGATTCCACCCAATCTATATGTCCACCACCTCTTTCCTTTATGGGCAATTGGCCACAAAGCTGGAGTCCCCGAAACGGTTAGTGTGTCGCCTAATATATGGAATAAATATCCTAATGAAGTTAGAATAGCTATCCACGAATAAGCAATATCAGATGGCGAAAAAGCTAGAACAATGATTACAAAGACAATACTTGAACCAAATATAAAAACATATCCAAATAAATCTCTTTTGAGCTTTTTAAATGAATCAGCAAATAACGAAGCCATAGCTAATTGATAACAAATAATTAACCATGCTATAGCAAAGGGATAGATTGTAACTACACCTTCACCTAAAAAACTATCTTTCACATCAGTCTTAATAGAACTCAAGAAGTATACAATAACACCTACAACAATACTCGCAACAATAGTATGCCAAAATCCTCTGTGAGCATCTGGTTTGTCATTATCTCTATTTGTTTTTGTTAAAGTGTATATACCAACTGCACTTGCTCTAGTAAGTTTAGAAATGATTTTCCCGAAAGGCCCTAATGTAGAAATAGCTGTACTTTTTACGTTGTCAAAATCTGGCAATAAAGCAGCTCCAGCTATAACAATTGTTGCTCCTATTAACACGATAATATTATTTGATTTTAATATTGTGTTAAAAACAAAGTTAGGAAAGAACGCAACAAGCAATAGGAAAAAAGCGATAGCAGATAGGGAGTGTGTTAAACCCATGAATCCTTTTTCATCTTTTAGTTTTAGTAATAATTTTTTGTTCATGCTACACCTTTTTTATTTTTTATATCACTAAAAAAAGCCTCATAGAGGCTCTTTTTAGGATAGTATTTTAATATCCGAAGAATAAATCTTCATCATAAGGAATACCTTTCTTAGCACGACCTGTATATTCTTCTGCAATTGTTTCAGCGTCTTGGTCGACTACCTTAACAAATTCTGCTACAACTAAATCAGTAATTTCATCATCTTTTACTAAGTCATGAAATTTACTTCCTTTAACACCTCTATTAGTAGAAGGCACTTCTTCACCTTGAGTAAATTTGTAAGATGAGTTTGATTTAGAGAATAGGATAGCATCATTAGCTCCAATTCCAGCAGCTACCGATTTTTTATCATATTTAAATCCAGCAACAGTACCTGAACCCGGGTTACTTTCTCTAATTGTGGAGATAGGGAATTTAGCTAATTGACCGTCTTCAGCAATAATGTATAAGTATTTCTCATAATCTTCTTCAGTTAATGGTTTAGCATAAATAATTTTCTCATTAAGAATCATTTTTGCAAGAGGTGATTTAATATTGTTTTTAACAATGTTTACATTACCAGCATCAGTAACGATTAAGACACCTTTGTAAGTCCCATTTAGATTACTTGGTAAAATAGTAACAAATTTACTTTCTTCTACACCTAAAAGGCTTGTTGAAGATGGTATATCTAAAGGAATTGCTTTAACATTAAGAGATTCAACTGTACCATCATTTTTAAGAACGTTAATTACTTCTTGAGTAGTAGCTTTTAATTCTGATTTGATAGGAACGTGAGTATTGAACGTTTCATCTAATGATTGTAAGATTGTTCCGTTAGATAAAATATAAATAGTTGTATCTACATTCTTTTCTAATAGTTTCATCTTATTTCTGCTTTCTTTATCAGCAAGTTTCATATCTTCTAGTGTAACGTTATCAATGAAAGTTCTACGCCCATCAGCAATTACTTTTTTAGTAACTTTTAATTCCTCAATAATTGCTTCATCAATAGCAGCCTCATCATTTAGAAGATTTTCTAATTCTTCTGTTTCTTTACGAAGTGCTTCAATTTCTAATAGGATTTTATCCTTATCAGCTTTAGTTAATACAGAAAGTGATAGTTTTAGAACATAATCAGCTTGAGCTTCATTGATTCCAAAATGTTGCATAATGTTATTTCTAGCTTCTTCTGAACTTTCTGATTTTCTGATAATATTGATTGTTTTATCCAAATCACTTAATACAGAAGCAACACCAGAACGTTGTTCTAATTTTCTTGAATTATTATCTAATTTGTATTCAAGTTTATTGATGAAAGCTTCTTTACGTTGGTCAATGAATGTATCAATCAAATCAAACATATTAGAAACTACTGGGCGGCCTTCATCTAAAGTTGTCATATTAACAGAGAAATTTGTTTCTAATGAAGTTAGTTTAAACAAATCTTCTAATACAAGATAAGGATTTGCCCCAGCTTTTACATCAATACTAAGAACGTTACCACGTTTCTTATCTGAAAGGTTTTTAGCTTCAACGATTTCAGTTAATTTATTTTTTGTTTCTTTAATTTTTGAAATTTCTTCTTTGATTTTTTCAATTGAGATTTGGTAAGGGAACTCAGTAAATACAATCTCATGTTTACCTCTTGGTAGTGCATTGATAGTGTATTTACTTCTTACTAGGAAACTTCCTTTACCAGTTTCATAATATTCTTTAATACCATCTACTCCAAAGATTTGACCATATGTAGGGAAGTCTGGCCCAGGCATTACACGAATCAATTGGTCGACAGTATTAAGTTTTCCTTGCATACGTTTGATTACAGCATTCATTACTTCATCTGGGTTATGTGGAAGCATGTTAGTAGCATAACCAACGGCAATCCCTTGTCCACCATTGATAATGCTGAAAGGCCATTTTACAGGTAATGATTTTGGTAGTTTTTCTGCCCCAGTAAAATTTGGTACCATTTCAACAGCATGATAGTCTACATCTTCTACCAATTGTTCACCAGCAGGAGTAAATTTAACTTCATAATAACGGTCAGATGGTGGAGTATCACCAGTTTGTAAACCAAATCCACCTTGTACTTCAACAACTGGAACTCTTGAATGGAAATCTTGAGCAAGTTTAACCATTGCTTCAGTAACAGAAGATGGTCCGTGTGGGTGATAATGTCCTACAACGTGGTTATAAACAGTTGCAGCTTTCATAGTTGGTTTGTTATTTTTTAATCCTAATACCCACATAGTCCAAATACCACGTTTTAAAACGGGTTTTAACCCGTCTTTACCAACTAAGGCACGTGATTGAATAACATAATGGGCATAAGGTAAGTAATTTTCATATAAGAATGGTTTGATTGGTTGAACAATAATTTTACCAGCAAACTTATCTAATGCAAATTTTTCTTTATTCTTAGCCATTTGTACCTCTCTTAATCTTTTGTTGTTTTGCTATCAATGTCAATTTTAAAGCTGGAATTTCAAATAATAATTTAGAGTCAATTTGTCTATGATTAAATGTTAATACAGCATCTCCTAACATAGTTAATGCTTTTAGAACCATAGCTCCAGTCCAATTTTTGGCAATTTGAGTAGCAATTTCATTATTTGTAGTTACTCCACTTACTTCTTGTAAAGCAAGTGTGAAATGTTCATACAATGAAGCGATAGCGTCATTAAAGTTTTCTCCATCTGAACCCATCTCATTGATAATAGCTATTGTTTCAATAGTTTCCCCATAAATAATATGTTCAATACATTTATCAATTTTACTTGTTTCCAATTCACCAGAGTTAATGAATTTTTCAAATAAAGAGATTGAAGTACGAACTGACCCTTTTGCTTTTTTAGCACAATATAAGATTGCTTCTTTATTGATTGGAATACCTTCTTTTTTAGCAATTTCAATCAAGTTTTTAGCAAGGTCTTTTTGTTTTACTGGTTTCAGTGAAATGTTTTGAGTACGAGATAATACAGCAGGTCTGATTTTATCTAATTCAGTTGTACAGAAAATAAATAAAGCATTCATATTTTCTTTTTCCAAAGGAATAAGCAAAGCGTCAAATCCTTTAGGACTTAAATTATGGTACTCGTCAATGATTATAACTTTCTTATTGATTGCTACTTTTGTTTGAGCATCTTGTACAATTCTTCTAACAGTATCAACTTCTCCATTGTTTGCCATAGAGAAGTATTGAACTCCAATTAGAGTATCAGAGTCAATAGCTCGACAAGTAGGACATTCATTACATGGTTCTAAATCTTCACCTACATTGGGGCAGTTCAATGTTTTAGCAATAACTTTAGCAATAGTCGTTTTTCCAGTCCCAGCGGGGCCAGAGAATGAATAAGCTGTTGGAACTCTATTGTTCTTAATTGCTTCTTTGATTTGTTTTACAGCAGAGTCTTGACCGATAATACCAGCCCAACCTTTTGGTCTATATTTTTTGTATAATTCAACATATGCCATTAAGCTCTACCTCCAACTTCAGACAAATCAGCAAGCATTGCAAATTTATCTTCTCTAATATTTGGTTTAGGTGCTCTGCCTAATCCAACTAAATAACTTGCCCAAGAATTGTATGGGCCTTTCTTGAATGGGAAGAAGTAACCATTATTGATTGCTTCATCTAATTCCCGGTCAACTTGTTCTACATCTTTAATCACTTGTTCTCTTACTTTAGGATTGTGATGGTCAACATGGATAATTGTTGGTGTTTCAGCACAAGGGAAAAGTAATGAAGTTTCTTCAACAGTAGCACCTAATTGTTCTAACAACATTGCATAAAAAGTTTGTTGTCGCCAGTAATCAAATGGATTAGATGTGCTGATTTTAGAATTTGGATTAAAGTTTGAAATTTTCTTACCAGTTTTCCAGTCTTGTACTTTCAAACCATTTTCGCCCTCAACGATTTTATCAATAAATCCTAAGCATTGTCGGTTAGCATTTCCTAAAGTTCCATTTACAAATAATTCTAGGCCAGGTTTGCTTTGCCCCATAATATACATTGTAGCAATTTTTTCTTTTTTCGCATCATCAAGCCATGCTCCAATATAAGCTTTTAAAGCTCGTTTGTACCATTCTTGATTTTCCTTATCCTTAGCGAAATCTTTATAATCATCTGTCAGAGTTACTTCTTTTGATACTTTTAAAAGATTTTCTCTAGTTCGTTCTTCTTGTGGGAGAGCAAAGAATACTTCCATAGTAGAGTGGAACCAATTCCCTCGTTTAAGATGAGTAACATCGGCAATTTCAACTTCAGGTTTAATAAATTTATCCAAGATATAATCAGCAGGCGAATTTAACCAATTTCCAATCATACTTGGTGATAATTTAATTTTATCAATTTTCTTTTGTAAATCAGCGTCTAAAATATAAACACCATTTGGAGTTACTTTTATTTTTTTAAATAGCATTTTATCTCCTAACTTCTATATTTAATCTATTGTATAATTATATTATTCCTTTTTTTAACCGAAAAGAATTATCAAAAATATAGCAATTCCATTTGCTGTAGCATGAGCAATAATATTTGTTCCAATCCATTGGGTTTTTCTGTAAATAAAAGCAAATAAGAAACCAGACATAAATACAACTGATAAGTTATATATAGCGTATAATGGCGATTCTAAATTTTGCAAATGTAACAAAGAGAACAAAAAAGCAGAATTGATACAATAAACAGAAGTCTTAATATTGTCAGTTATTTCATAGAAAAAGCCTCTAAAGAATAATTCTTCTACAATTGGTGCTATAATGACGGCAATTAAAATCATAAATATAGCTGGCATATTTTGAAGTAACTGCACATTTGACCCTACAGTTGTATTAGTTGGTATAAAGATACGATAAGTTAGTTGTTGAAGTATAAAAATACCCATTCCAGTAGCAAGTCCAATCATAACATTTGAAACACTTGCTTTGCCAAATAATTTTTTATAATTGATTTTTCTTTTCTCTTTCTTGTAGTAAATAAATGCTACTATAAAATAAGAAATGAAAATGCTAAAAATATTATACATAGTTAAGGGCACTCCCTTTGGTATAATATTTACACCCATAACTTGAAGTAATGTTGAAATGAATACTAATAAAAATGTCAAAATAAGTGTTTTATTTATGTAATTAAAAATTTTTTTCAATTTATATTGCTCCTACTCGTTTTTATATGTGTTATATCGCAACTAAGCTGACGCTAAAGCAGTCAAAACTGATTTTCGATAAATGTATCGACTTTACAGTAAAACAGCTTAAAACAGCTTAAAAACGAATAAGCACTACCTGTAAAAGGAGTGCTTACTAATTTTAATTCAATGTGTTGCTCAATACTAATTCTTCAATTTCTGAAATGAATGAGTCGTCAACATCAATTACTGCTTCAATGTTAATGTACTTGTCATTTGGATTTTCAGTTCCCTCATAATCATGTAAAGAATTTTTAAGGAAATAATTACGGATTAAATCCTTTTGACTAGAGAATAATTTATCTTTAATCCAATATTCTTTTAATTCAATTGTACCATCTTCTTGTGGGTATTCTAACATAAGGTACCCTGGTTTTTCTTCTAAGAAGATGAGTTTAGTATTGTTAGCATAATTTTCTTCAAGAAGTTGGATTGAAACTCGTTTTAGAGTAGAAATCAACTTCCAATTTTCTAATAATAAAATAGTATTATCAAATGAAACTTCTGAGCTTGAGCGAATTACAAATTTTCTATTGATTAAACGTACATTTTTATAAGTGTTATCAATTAGAGAAGCAATATCTTTTACAATCTCAAAATCTGGTCTTAGCATTCCTACATTGTACATATTGATAAAATGGTCAACGTTTGGAAAATGATTATTTGCTAAGATTTCATTTAATTTGGCTACAGCTTCATCATTTACTGGAATCAATGTGGTCATTTAAATCTCCTTATTCTTTAATTTCAATTAGATTATCTTTGATTAGATTTTTTTCAGTGTCTTTAATATCTGTATTTTCTTTGTTGTTCACACATTCAGCAAATACATCTTGAGACCCTTTGATGATTTCAATATCACCAGATTCACAAACAATAATATTTCCTTTAGCATCATAAAATGCTCTTTGTAAGTTAATCTTTGCTGATTTATCAGAAGTTACTTCAAAGATGATACCACCGGAAGTTTCTTTCTTGAATGTGAATTTTATATCAGATTTATTTTCTGTTTGTTCAACTTTAGCAGTTGTTTCAGCATTATTATTAGTTTCATTCTTAGGCTTTGTTAAAAGAGTGAATGTTACAAAGATAATTAAAAACAGTGCAAACACTCCACCAATGATGAAATAATGCTTTTTATTTAACTTCTTATAATCAAAGTTAAATTTTTTCTTTTTCGGTTTTATTCGTCCTTTTTTCTCTTTTTTAGGTTTGGACTCTATTTCTTCTGTATCTTCATGAGTTGGTTCAGTTTGAATTGGCTCATCTTGAATATAAGGTGGTGATTGTTCTAACTCAACTTGTTCAAAGTCTGAATTATCATCTAAAAAATCACTATCTGTAAGTTCTTGGATTTCATCAAGCTCTTCAACTTCTTCATGAGGATTGAATGAATTAAAATCTTTTTCTAAGGACGGGAGTTTACGCTTTGGTAATGGCATATTAACTTCCTCTCTCTATATTTATTAAATCATTTTGGGTTGTACCCGGCATGAATTTTACATTACTTATATCGTCATAAGTTTTGTCTGGGTATACTAATCTAATTGTATCTTTTCCTTTATTTTCTTTCAATCTCTCAATATATTCTTCTCTTAATTTTTTGTATTTTACTTTAATTTGATGTACCAATTCACCATCATGAGATAATGACACACGTTTAAGAGCAGTTATTTTTGGATTTCCATATACTTCAACACCGTTACGTTTGAATTTAGGCGTTACAATATCTACTTGATAAACAATGTTTTCAATAGGCATAGGAATAGCTTTAATTTGATTATATTTTTCCAATTTTTCTGGGTCGTTAGTTACTCCTAATTTTTCAGGTGCTAATTCACCAAATTTTTGGATTGCTGTATATTTTTCAATACCTGCTAATAAATCTCTATCCATACGAAGTACTGCCCGAGATAATTTATTATCTGTTGTTACTTGCATATATTTACTTTTCTGTTTAGTAGTTTTGATTTCTACTTTAGGGAAAGTTACATAATGACCAACAACATTAACTTCTTGAGCATCTAAATGAATAGGTTCTTGTTCAATCTTATCTAATGGATGGCGAGATAAGAATAATTCTGTTAAATCGGCTTCATATTTTGCTTGTACAGCATATGAATATTCATCAGTATCTAATTTAATTTCATCTGAAGCTTCTACTCCACCAACTGAGAACAAGTTCTTTCTCTTGTTCAATTTTTCTTGTTTTTCTGCTGTCTTGATTAACTTATCAGCATTATCAACAATAGATTTACGAGTTACACCTAAACAATCAAAAGCACCTGTAAGGGCAAGAGCTTTTAGAGCACCTGTTGTCAATCCTTTATATTTAATCATTCGTGAAATAAAATCAGTAATTGATTTAAATTCACCTTTTTTATTGCGTTCTTTAATAATAGACTCTGCTAATGATTTAGGGAATCTCTTAATACCAGACAATCCATAAATAATTGTGTTTTTATCAGTCATACTTGGTGTGATTAGAATGTCTGACTCATTTACTGATGCTGGTTGAATTTTCAAGTTCATTCTCTTAACTTCAGCAATATATTCTCGGATTTTATCTGGTGTATCATTAAGTTTTAATGCAGCTGCCATAAATTCTACTGGGTAATGTGCTTTTAAATATCCAGCTATATAAGCATTTAGAGCGTATGATACAGAGTGAGATTTATTGAAGGCGTATTCACCGAATGCTACAATACCTTCCCAAAGAAGATTTACCGCTTTTTTGTCATAACCGTTATCTACCATACCTTTAATGAATTTTCCACCAAGTGATTTCATTAAGGCCATTTTCTTTTTACCAATTGCTTTACGCAAATCATCGGCTTCTTTAGGAGTAAATCCAGCACATTCTTTTGCGATTCTCATACAGTCCTCTTGATAAACTACTAATCCATAAGTATCTTTTAATAGTTCTTCAACTTTTGTACCATAAAAAGCTTCATGAACTGGAACACGAACATCTGGGTTATTTTTTCTTTGAGCAAATTGTAAGTGACTGTTTAGGCCCATTGGACCCGGACGATACAAAGCAGTAACAGCCGCTAAGTCCATAAATTCTGTTGGTTGTAATTCTCTTAGCATTTCTTTAACACCCGAACTTGAGAATTGGAAAATGGCAGAAGTTTCTGCATTAGAGAATAATTTATAAGTTAATTCATCATCTAAATCACTTTGCACCAATTCATTAACATCAATCGTAATACCTCTTGTTTTCTGAACATTTTTAATAGCTTCGTCAATCAAATCAACCGTTACAAGGCCTAAGAAGTCCATTTTGATAAGTCCTAAAGCTTCGCAGTTGTAGTAATTCCATTGAGTTACTGACAATCCGTCACTTTGTCTAATTTGAACAGGTACAACTTCTTTGATTGGTTTAGAAGAAATAAGCATACCACAAGGGTGAACTCCAGTCTCTCTCATTCTACCATCAAGAACAGCTGCAGAATGAGCAATTTCTTCTAATTGTGGTGTGTTTAATTGAATACGCAAGTCAGCACCAGCTTCGTAATATTCAGAATTTGGGTCAAGCATGCTTTTAATAGTCATTTTCTTTTCTATAGCATCTGGTAATGTATTGCTAATTGCTTGAGCTTGTGCAAAATTTAAACCATAAATAGTAGCCATAGATTTGAAAGCATTTTTTGCTTTGAATGGTCCCGGTGTAATAATTCCAGCAACATTATCTGCTCCATACAAATCCATAACGTGTTCGATAGTTTTTCCACGACCAACTGTATGAAAGTCACTATCTACGTCTGGGTTTGTACCGGGGTCAATAATCTTAATAGATTTAATCTTTCTACTCATCTTCTACTACATCTCCAACTTCTAATTGATAAATATATTTTTCTTGGCCATTTACTTTTTTCTTTTCAGAAACAATAATCTGTTCTTTTTCGCCATCTTCATACTCAATTTCAAAGATGGCTCCACGACCATCAGAGATAAAACGTTCAAAAAGCAAATTAAATCGAATAGGGTCAGTGTTTGAAATGTTCAATAGGTAGGCAATTTCACTTCCCCCAACACTTCCACGCCCTGGGCCGATTGGATAGCCATTATTGATAGACCATTGTAAGTATTCTTGTACTACTAAGAAATATGAGATAAAGTCATTACTTAGGATAACTTCTCGTTCAAAAGCAATTTTTTCTCTTGATTCTTTTTGAATAGCTTCTGATTGATGAGCACGTTTTTTCTTAAAGCCTTCCTCAACTAAGTAATCAAAATATTCTAAATCAGAATTAAAGCCTTCAGGTAATTTTAGCTTAGGTCTTAAGTGTACATCATATTCAAGATTTACCACTTCAATCTTATCTGCAATTTTAATTGTGTTATTGATTGCGGGTAAATATGGCAAAGTTTTATACATTTGGTCATAATCAGCAAAATTTCGACTATTTCCACCTAATGCTGGTCTTATTCCACCTCTATAAGTAGGAGTTTCTGACAATTTCATATTTGCTCCAACAGCCATAAAATGTTCTTGGTGGACAGCATCTTCTTTATCTAAGTAATGAACATCATTGGTCAATACTGTTTCAATGTTTAATTCTTTTGCTAATTTTGCAAGAGTTTTAGCAGAGTAATCGGGGATTGTTTGGTATTCCATTAGTTCTATGTAAAAATCTTCTCCAAAAATAGATTTCATTCTTGAAGCGTATTCTTTTGCTTTTTCTACTTGATTATAACGTAATCTAATATTCAATTCTGAATCTGGGTCACCCGATAAAACAATAAGCCCCTCTTTATATTTAATTAGTAAATCTAAATCAATTCTTGGTACAATATAAAAATGGTCTTGATGAAATGATTCATTCAGTAATAAAAAAAGATTATGTAATCCAGTATCATTTTTTGCAAGAACTGTTAAATGAGTATTAGCACCTCTATTAGGGATAATTTGTTTGACATTTTCTTGATAAACCACTTCACGCATAGGAAAACGTTCATTTGTAATTGGAGCCATGTTAAATTCTACACCGACAATGGGTTTAATATTTTCTTTCTTACATTCAGCAATAAATTGATAAATACCTGTCATAGTATTAGCATCTGTTAAAGCTAGAGCTTCCATTCCTAATTCTTTTGCTCTAGTAACATATTCTGTTATTGTTCCATAGCCTTTCAATAAACTGTTATCTGAGTGGACATGAAGATGAACAAATTTTGATTTTTCCATTTTGACTCCTTTAAAATTTTTATAGTTATAATTATTATTCCAAAAATGCTAGAAAAAAGCAATATTTTTATATTGCTTTAGTTTCTCAGTAGCTGCAGTTTTGAGTAAGTATGATAAATCATTCCAACCTTGTGCTAAACTGTCTTAGCAAGCAACTACAGCTGTTTAGTGTGTATTTAAGTTAATTGTTTGGCACTCTTTCTGCTTAAAAGATAAAATGAGAAAGAAGTTACAAACAAAAGTAAAATTGCAACAAATAAACTCATGTAAACAGATAAGTTTTTTGTATAAGCAAACAATAGAAAAACAATTGATACATCAATAGCTGGAATAGTAAAGCTTAACAATGCTTTGTGTTTATATTCTTTTTGTATCATTTCTATCATAGCAAGTATTCCAAAATAAAGGAAAAATACAGAAGGTAGGAAAACCCCAGTCAATCCTATATAATTTGGTTCTAACATGGTAGCAGAAATTGAAGAAATAACTAACAATCCAATAAAAGAAAATAAATTAAATATAAATTTCCTTACAGTTCCAGCAAGGAACCATGCTACAACATTTGAATAAATCAACATTGCTATAATTGATGGTATTGAGAATAATGGCAAAGCAAAGATAACACTCAAAAAGAAGAATGAAGCAATTAGAAATGTAACCCATTGTTTTGTAGATTTGCTTAATAGATTTTTAAAATAATTCATTCAATCGCTCCTTAGTGTCCAGTTGAGCCGAATCCCCCAACACGTTTTCCATTAGCTGTATCGCCGTCTGCAACAAGAAATGGTGCAAAGACAGCTTGTACCATACGAGTACCTTTTTCAATTGTTACTTCTTTATCAGTAATGTTAATAAATTGACCGTACATATGGCCCTCATTACCTGGGTTGTTATAATAATCCCCGTCAATAACTCCAACTGAGTTAACAAGTACAATTCCTAATTTTCTTGCACCTGAAGAGCGGTCATATAAATAAAGAACTTCACCATCTTGCATATATGCTTTCAATCCAGTTGGAACAAGCTTGATTTCACCTGGTTGGATTGTAACTGTTTCTGCAGCTTTTAAATCATATCCAGCTGCGTGTGCAGTTTCTCTAACTGGTAATAAATCCAATTCGTTTTTATATTCTTCTACTAATTCAAATCCTCTAGTTTTCATTATTTTTAAACTCCTTTACTTTTAATTTATATTCGTCAAAGATAATCCATTTATTTCTTTCAAGTGATTTCTGCAATAAAACGTTTGTCTTATTATACAATTCTTCTTCAAGTACTTTTAAGTCATAACGTTGATTTTCTTCATTTGAGAAACAATCCAATAAATATTGGCATAATTCACCATATGACAACTCAGAGGCAACTTCCTCTGTTGAGTTATCATCTTTATATTTACAAATAATATTATAGTACATTTAGTCACCTTTATTTAATGATTTTTTCTTGGCCTTTATTTAGCAATGAAACACTTTCTTTATTGATTGGTTCTTGTACATCTTCTGTATAGTTTTCCTTATCAATTTCCCAAAATGCTCTATAAGCACTATGTAAATCATAACTAAATGATGAGCGTTGAGCTTCAGTAGCTTCTACTTCTTCTGTCATTTTATATTTCATTCCAAAAGTCAAGCATTTTTGAATATCTTCTCTGAATTTACTCATATCTAATGCAGTTTTATTTTGTTTAGAAATATTGACCAAAGTGACTCTTAAAATTGGAGTTTGTGAAAAATCAATTTTTTCAAATTCACTTGCAATTTTGTTTTCAATTTCTAAAGTGCTTCTATTTTTGCATTGGATAATAATATCTTTTTGTAGGCGTTCTTCGATAATATGAAATTCGGGGGTCATTTCCTTTTGGTCTTTAATCGTCCACATAGTCCAACCACGACCTAATTTACATTCTTTATCTGAAAATCCTCTACGAATTAAACTACCACCATAAAATTGTTTTCTGTTTGAAGTGTCAGTTAATCCATCTGTTGAAGATACCCAACCTCTTTCGTGAATGTGGCCCATCAAGGTGTAATCCCAATCCATATTCATAATTTCTTCGGGGATAACAATTTCACGTGGTTCGCTTTCTGAATGAAGTATCATATTCATATTAGTATCATATACTGAACCATGTGTTACTAAAATATTAAATTTACCCTTTATAGTCTTTAATCTTTTCATAGTTTCTTGTTGAGCAATAAACCCATGGTGAGATACAAAATGACATACAATACCAGGTGAAATTTCTACTACAACATAAGGTTCTGTATAAGAATATAAACCTAAAAGAGGTTCATCAATTACTGCATTTGCTGGAATTTCTCGGATTGAATCTTCAGCATCATGATTTCCAGCTATGTTATAAAATGGAATACCTGCTTTTACTAATTTTTGTAATATTTTTTTACATTGAATGATTGTATAAATACTTGGTTTAGGAGAGTGGAACATATCTCCACTACAAATTACCACATCTGGTTTAGTTTCAACGATTTCATCAATCGCTTTATCTAAAGCATCATAACCATCTTGTTCTCTTAAATTTATACCTGTTTCATTATCTCTAAATTGCCCAGACCTATATCCTAAGTGACAATCACTAATATGTGCTATTTTAAATTCTTTTGCCATTTTACTCCTTTCAGCTTTGTAACGGTGCATTACACTTCAATGCTATGTTAATTTTAGTTAATACATTTCTAAAATGATTATCTTTATCAATACATCTAAGTTCGCCTTTATAATATAAATTTAATTCTGTTGTTTGTTTTAATATATATTCTAAAGTTTCAGATTTAGGATAAGTACCATTACTCTCCAAATCTCTTATAGTACTGTTGATTGCATAAGCATTTTGTTTTGGTAAATGTTTAGTTATATCTCGTCTTGGAACTCCCGATTCCAATAGAGCAGCTACTTCATAAGCCAATTGATAATGTCTATTCAACCAACTAATCAAGCCAAACATAGGTACTTTATTATTTACCATTCTGTTATAACAATCCAAAGCTTGTGCTATATTGTGTTTGTCTAAAGCACCTGTAACGTCCCACGGGAGTTTTACACCACTCTTTGCTGGCAAATAAACAGCTACATCTTGAATTGAAAATTTTTGTATTTCTTCTTTTGGAATATTCTTTAATGCTTTTTCTAGCATAGCAAGAGCTTCAAAATTTTCTCCCACATATTCTCTAAGTTGATTTTTAATAGAAGTGTTAAGTGGAATGTTTTTGAGTACATCTGTTTTTAATGTATCTACTCTCTTTGAAGAATTATCCTCAATTGTACCATTAGAATATTCTACTAATGTTTTGATTGCAGCTAATCCAGCAGAAGATTCCTTACCGTTAATAGCTTTGTCTGGGTATAAGAAAGTTATAACAACTCCATTGCCCCACCATTTTCCATTGAATAAATGTTTATCTTCATTAAGTTTTTTCTTAGTAGGGATTAGTTTACTGAAATTGACTGCAGCTTGTGCTTCAGACAAATCCAACCAAACTGCCTGTACTCCACCGAACAAGTTTTTACTTTGTACTAAACCCTTTCTCCAAGTTGTAGATTTGATTACATCATCTTTGTTAATTTTCCATTTTTGGAATATTTCTTCTTGCCTTTTAAGCAAATTAGTGGAGCTTTTATCTATAATTAAAATTAAATTATTTTTCATATGGATAATCCTCTGTACTGTACATTATAGTATCTCTTTTAATTAGAAAATCATTATTACCTAATGAGTATTCATATAATGAGTCATTGCTTCTTCCTACGTTATCACCCATAACAAAATATTCATTTTCTTTTAATTTAATTTCTAATTCTTGTTCTATTTTTACTTTACCTTTAATTCTAACTCTTTCTTCTCCATTAACATAAACATAGTCAGAATCTATTTTAAGTTCATCATTTGGTTCAGCAATAACACGTTTGATTAAGCTTTTATCTTCTTGATTAGACCATGATTTTGGAGCAATGAATGAAACAATGCTTTCTTTCTTTATGTCTTTCTCTTTGCGTAAAATAATAAAAGTGTTGTTATGTAAGGTTGGTTCCATAGATTGACCAGAAATAAGAACTAATCTAAATTGAGATAGAAAAACAAATAAAATAAAGAATAAAAAAGCAAGTGGTATTACATAATAGCTTTTCTTCATTATAGTTTCATTTCCTGTCTAATATTGAAACCGATTGTTTTCAGCGTGTCAAGTTCTAATCTAAGTTGATTAGATTTTTGAGTTAATTCTCTAATCATTTCTGAAAGATAAGCCAATCTTGCTTCTAATTTTTCACAAGCTAATTCTGCTAATATTTTCTTTTCAGTAGCATTTGCAGCCTCAACAGTTAAAATATGATAACGTAGTTTATGTTTGTATTCTAATTCAGTTTTAACTTTCTTTTGTGTGTATATATTTATTTGTTTGTTAATGTCATTCATTTGTAAGACAGTTGCTATCAAAGTTTCATTAAATTTTTCAACTTTTAGGGAATCCCAAAAACTATCAAAGTAATTACTTGCATCAACAACTTCTAAGCCCTTAAAATCTGGTAATTTAATGTCACTTTTCAAAGCGGTAATGTCTAATTTTTCTTGATTATCCATTATTGCTCCTTTCGCAAAGATTATAGTATAGTTATATTATTCCTTTTTTGAAAGAAAAAGGAATAACTTTTTGAGTTATTCCTTAGTTTCCTTTTCCTTAATTAAATCTCGTTCATCAATTAAGTTATTTTCAAATTTTTTCGTTTCATCATAAGTAGGTCTTATGAATGTAATCAACCCTAGTGAAATGGCACAAACAATACTTCCACTCATTGTGTATGTTAAATTACCAGGTTTAACTAATATTAAGTCTAATACAATAACAATAAACCAAATAAGAAGGCTTAAGTTTAATCTTTGTTTAAACGATAGCATTTCTCTTAATTTTAGAATTTTGTAATCTTTATTTTCTGGTAAATACACATAAATAATAGAAAACATTGCTAAGCCAATAACGAGTAAGAAAATACATCTAACTGTATTGATGAAATAATTCCACGGTAAATAAATATCTGTTAATACTCCAATTCCAATAAATGCTATCAAAACACCTATAATTGATAGAGTAAACATTTTTAAATTTGTATTTTTTTGTTGTCTTAAAAAAATCAAAAATTTTCTAAAATTATTCATTCTTAGTCCTCATTTTGTTTTAAGAATATATAAGCATCTCTTAGAGCTTCTTCTCTATATTCAGAATCATAAATTTGTTTTGCTTCTCTTTTTGCTAATTCAATCAATGATAAAGTTTCAATGTTAGTCAAATCACAAAATCTAAAAGTAGATTCGCCTGATTGTTTTACTCCAAAAATATCGCCTTCTTTTCGAGTTCCTAAGTCTACCATTGCTATGTCAAATCCGTCATTACTATCAACTAATGATTGTAAACGTCTAGTAGCATTTTCAGAGTCAGCATCTGAAATTAAGTAACAATATCCTTGGTCTTTTCCACGACCAACACGGCCACGAATTTGGTGTAATGAACTAGCACCAAATCTATTTGCATCAAGAACAAGCATTACAGTAGCATTAGGAATATCTATACCAACTTCAATAATTGAACTTGCAATCAATACATCACACTTCTTATCTCTAAATTCTTCAATCTTTTTGTTTTGTTGGTTTTTATCTAAACCGCCATGAACATACTCAATTTTCAAACTAGGAAATTTACGAGTTAATATTTTTGCTGTCTTTTCAACAGAAGCAGATTTTGCTTTTTCTTGTACAGCTGGAGTAACAATAAAGACTTGATGTCCTTTTTCAATTTCGTTATAAATGTGAGTCCATTCAGCACTTACAAGTTCTTTTAAGAAGTTATCTGAACTTTTCTTAATCCATTGTGTAATGTTTTCTTTTCTTCCAGCAGGTTTTTGAGTAATTGTAATCAATTCAACATCACCATATAAAGCAAGAGCCGTAGTTCTTGGAATAGGTGTAGCTGTTTGACTTAACATATCAATCTTTCTACCATCTTTTCTACTGTCTAATAATGCTTCACGTTGATTTGCTCCAAATTTTTGTTGTTCATCAATTACTACTAAACCAAGATTGTTATATTCAACATTCAAGATAGAATGAGTACCAATTAGCACATCTACTGTACCATTCTTAACAGCATTTAAGATTTCTTTTTTCTCTTTTGCTTTTGTAGCACCAGATAAATATGCAACAACAGGTTTATCTTTGAGTGGAGCTATCATTTTGACAAAAGTATCATACAATTGTTTTGCTAAAATTTCGGTTGGGCCTAACAAGCATGCTTGATAACCGCAATCAACTGTATATAAACAAGCGGCTGAAGCAATAGTTGATTTACCTGAACCAGTATCAGCACTAATCAATAGATTTTCCGCTGTAGGTTCTTTTAATTTCTTGATAATCTTTTCAATAGCTTCTTCTTGCGAGCCTTCACCCTTAGTCAATTCATAAGGGAGATTTTTGATTGCTTCAATCATAGTTTTAGGATTATCTGTTACTTTTGCTATTCCTAAAGCTTTTTCTGTATTTCTCTTTTTGTGTTCAAAAATCAGTTGCATATAGAACAGTTCAATATATGACAAGTTATTTAATGTTTCATCATATTCAGTTACGTTTTCGGGGAAATGTAACTTTTTAAGAGAAGTCCATAATCTTTCTTTGCTATGTTTTATATAATGTCCTATATTAGTACCGTCAAAGCGTAGTAACAATTCTTGAACTGCACTTGTTAATACTTTTGTTGTAATTTTTGCTCTAGGAGATTGTCTATAAACAGGTACGATAGGAAGTGATTTAACTTCTTCTTCTGGTAGGATTTGTGTACCATTAAACTTATCTCTACCTATTCTAGTTAATGACACATAAACTTTATCCCCTGGGCGATAAATTTTTGTCAGATAACTTGCACCCCAAAAATCAATAGAAATACTTCTTTCTCCGTCATTGAGAATCATTCTAGCGTTTCTATTGAGATTTGCTGAGAAAGATTCAATTACACCACAAATAAATACTCTTCTACCAAAAGGTGCATTATAAGAGTTAAATATTTCAGTTCTATCAATATAATAACTTGGTCTTGACAGAAGTAAATCAACAGCATTATAATATTTTAGTTTCTTAAAGCCTTCTGGCTTAATTTGATAACCGTCTTTGATTGATACTAAATCATATAATTCTATATTAAATAAATCTTCAATATTAGAATCATTACTTAACGGTTCTGTTAATTTTGCTTCTAAATCCTCTGACATTTTGAATTTTGGTAAAAATGGGTGAGAGAATGAAGTTATCAGCCTAATAGTTTCATACATACGGGAGAAAGGAATAGAATAGATAGTCAACATATGATGAGTAGCACCAACTATTCCTAATAATTTTGTGTATGAAATCAGAGCTGGAGCTTTGATTCCAACATGAGTTTTATCTTTTAAGTATAATTCAGGTTCATCAACATTACTTGCCAATGCTTCAATGTATTCTTTTTCAGATTGGTCTAAATAGCCAATCATATTTTCACTTAGTAGACTCAACCTATAAATAACATAACAATTAAACATAAGTAGGGGCATTTCATAAAAATACCCCTTTTCTGTTTTTTGTTCTGTTACTGAGGCTAATTCTTTTAAAATTGCATTAGGTAAAACCTTTTTACTTTTTAAGTGTAAAGTATCTTTTTCTAAATTTGCTCTTACTAATATATTAGCCATTTTATTCCTTTTTTAATAATTTAAAATTTCTTTTAGATTCTTCAAATGCTCCAATGCAGGTGATGGCAATTTTCTCAAATTATCATTTAAATTTTCAGCATAATGAATTTTCTCACTTTCTGAATAAGTAATTTGTTTGTAATCTGAAATGAATTGAGAAGCAATTTCATCTAAACTCTCTAATTCGTCTTGATTGAAACTCATTAAGAGAAAAGCTCTCTTAACTTCATCTTTCTCTAATACTGTAACAAATCTTACAAGACCTGCTCTCTTTTGAGAATTTACATTGATAATCTTTTCAATGACACTTGGTACATCTGCATTTTTGTCTGCATTAACAAATTGTACAACAACACTCTTTTGACTGTCTGTTAATTTGTTAAATTTTTCATAAATTCTTAAAGCATTGATAATGATTTCTTTTGTATTGAAATTATTATTAACTACTTTTTCAGGCATTTCAATTTTTTGTGGTGTTTCCACATTTACATTTATTTTTGGTTCTTCTTTTTGCTCAACAGTTGCTGGTGTAACATACTCTGTTGTTACAGTAGTTTGTGTTACTGGAGTTGGTTTAACTTCTTCTTTAACAGTTTCAGGTTCTCCACCCTCTCTTTCAGAATATCCAGCAGCCATTCTCATTTGTTCTTCTAATGATAAAGTCATTTAAATCTCCTAATTTATTTTATGGATTTTTAACTTTGCTTTATACCTTTATATAATTATTATTCCTTTTTTAATGGTTAACTATTATATAATATAAGCAAGTTGTAAATATTGATGGTAACAATATGAATCCACTTATTGCTTCAATTTTACATTTACGTTTTACCACATCTAAAACTAACAATATTAAAGCTAAAGAAAGAATACTATGATAAATATTTACGAGTGAAAAAAGTAAATATCCAACATACATAGCTCGCCAATCAGACATTCCCACATCATCTATTTTAAGAGATAATGCAAATATAACACAACCTGTTATGAGTAACAAAATCAATTCTTTATCAAGGTGAACTATTATATTAAATAACAATAACAGTAATGTGTTATACCTAAGGAGCCATCGATTTGCTTTATATGTTCTTAAATCAGTAAATAAGATTTCTATTGCTGAATATAATGTTACAGATATTCCAGCATTTAAAATACTTACATAAGTTACTCTTTCTTCAATACAAAAATAAAGTAGTAATTTTAGTAATAAACATGAAATAACTAAAGTTACAATAAATGTAATCAATATATGTTTAATAATATCTTTTTTCTCTGAAAAAATCTCTTTATATATCTTTTTACTTGTTGAAGCATTTATTAGAAATGCTACAAGAAGTGTAAGGCAAGTAGGGCCCCACACTTCTATATAGTTAATTATATTCATTATTCTTCATCATATAGAGTAACACCGATGAAAACATTTTCATCAACAGTGCCATCTTCTTTCAGAACGTTAAATTTAACAATTTCTGGTGAATCTTCTGCCCAAGTTAATTGTACATTTTCCTCTAGGACATTGAAAACAGGTAATAATGAGATTTTTGAGAAAGTCAATGTTACATCATCAGCAGCTTTATCAATGACTGTTAATTTCATATCATCTTCATTATCATTTACTGCCATTGTATCGTCATTGATAACATAATGAATTAAATCAGAAGTAGGGCAAAGTTTAAACATTGAATTTGTAGCAAATCTTAAAGAGTTAGTATCGAAAGTTATTTTTTGTTCATCAGATACACGAGTTTTTAAGATTTCATAAGCAAGAGGTCTAATATCTGCCTTAGCTACAAGAGCAATAATATTGCTACTGTCTTTATATCCAAATAAGTTGTCAGATTCAATCAAAGTAAGAGTTGTATTAGCTTCAAATGTGTTAGCTAATAGATTTAATTGATTTGAACGTAACAACACAATTGGAGTTTCATCTGCTTCTACTTTCAAATCATGGTCAACTGCAATTTCAACTAATGAGAAACTGTTTGTACCAACCATTTTAATCTTTTCATCAAAGATTAAGTGCAAGCAAGATGTTGCTGAAGAAGTGGCCAATGGTTCAGAATCAAGGAATTTACTTGCTCTTGAAAAGTTTTTAATAAATTCTGTTGAGTCAATTTCAGAAAGAACTGTTACATCTTCCATATTATACTCAATAACATGGTCATTAACTGGTAATTTAAATTTACCATTTCTTGTAGTAATGTTAAATTGACGATTGCTTGAGGACATTGTGAATTTGGCGTCCATAGGGAAACTTGGTAAGATAGAAAGGATTGTTGTTAATTGTTTTCCGTCAACAGCCCATTCTGTAGTTTCATTATCTTCTTTGCTAATATGAGATACTGGAATCTCACCTTTAAAGAAAGTTGTTTGTGAAGTACATTGGAGAATTAACTTATCCCCATCTAATTTAAGTAATGCTTGACTTGCTTCATCTTTCATGTCAAGACCTTTAATAACGACTTTTGCTACATTAGCAAATTGAATAGTATCTACTGTAAATTCCACTTATTTAATTCTCCTTTAATAAATCTTCTGCTTCTTCTAAGTCTCTTTGTGAATCAATAGCTTTCCAAAAACCATTATGAATATGAGCTCGGATATGACCAATCAGTGATTGTTTTTCTAGCACATCATGTGAGAAATCAAATTCTTCTTCTGAAAAGTAATTGAAAATCTCTGGTTTCATGCAAATATAACCGCCATTAACAAATTCTTTAGTGTCATTGCTTTTTTCTTTAAATGCAGTTACTTCAGAATCGTTTTCAATGGTTAATAGTCCAAATCGCTCTTTTTTAGGAACAGCACATAGAGAAATGATAGTATCATCATTTTCTAAAAGTAATTTTTCAATAGCTGCGGTATCAACATTGCTAATACCATCTCCATAAGTCATTAAGAACGGTTCTTTCAACTCATCTTTCAATTGATACAAACGTTGAGCAGTACCTGAATTAAGACCTGTATCTACGATTTGAACTTCAATATCTTTTAGGAAAGCAAGCTTGTTTGTCATTTCTAGCCCTGCTAAAGAACTAGAGAAAATCAATTTATTGTTTGAAATGTTAATATTGCTCAAAAAGTAGTTATAAATTTCTTCAATTTTATAGCCACCTAAAATATAAAACTTTTCAATTCCGTCATTTACAAGTTTCTCCATAATATGCAATAGGATTGGTTTTCCATGTAATTCAACAAGTGGTTTAGGAATTTTATGAGTTTGTTCACTTAATCTAGTACCACGACCACCAGCAAGAATTACAGCTGTTTTAATAGTATTCATTATACTACCTCATTTCTTTTAAAAAGTTATTGTTATAGTTATATTATTCTTATTTTGCTTTTAATTTTAATCTTTTTCCTAGTTTTTTCTGAGTAGTTGTTTGTTGAACTTTACTATCTTTGTAAATTTCAATATTAGTATGTTCCAATACACTCCAATTAGGATTAGTTTTCTTACTTGCAAAATTGATTGAGTCAACACTTTCGCCAACAAAGATAATACCCAAATTATCTCTTGTTAATAATGCAGAACTTAATTCGCTCATGAAAGAATTGACATTATCTTGTACATCAGTAGGTCTATTTGGTCTAACTTGTTCAATGATTAAAAGCTTTGTTTCTTCATTGAAGATTTTATTTTTCACTTTTGCTTGGTCACCAAAACCTCTAATTGTTGAATAACATTCATTCAAGTTAGTGATACATACTGACGAAGGCTTCAATCCTAAAGCAATACAAGATTTAGCAATAGTATAAGCATAAGTTAAATTTTCTTTTGGATTAGAATATAATAAAGCAGCTCTAATTGGATAAGCACTTTGTATTTCTTTAACGAAGTCCTTATCTAATTTAATATTTTTTACTTTAGTATAATCTCGTTCCCATGTTTCTAAATTTTCTTTTATTCTAGCAATTTTGACTTCTGTTTTTGATTGAGCATTTAAGGATTGTTTATTCTTTAAATATTCTTTATAAGAGTCAGAATTGGTTTTATTATGATTATATTCTGGCATTTAATCCCCCCAATCTAATTCATCTTCAAAATCTTCTTCATCTTCTTCTAGTAAGTCATTATACTCACCTTGTTGGTATTTATTCCAAATTTCCAAAAATGATTTTTCAGTTAAATTCAAATTAAAATAAGCATGCAATATGATAACTTGTGAAAAATCTTCTTCATCATAATTAAGCAATGTAACATATTTCTCATGTAAAGTCTTTACTTTATGATTAAAAAATTCAAATGGATTAAGTTTTAATTTAAGTGCTTGGTCTGTATAGATTTCTTTTATATAATCTTCAGCATCACTAATTAAACCGTTTTTCATTAAATAACCAATAAATTCTTTTGATTTCTCTTTCTTCTCTACTTTGATTTCATCAAATAATTTTTTTGCCATATTATAACTCCTCAAATAAAGAATCAAATTCATCATCATTATCAGCAACAGTGTCTATAAATGAATTATCAAGAATGTTAGTATCTTCTTCATCTAAATTAGTTAAATCATTTCTTGTAACTTCAACTTCATCTTCCTCTGGTTCAACATCGACAAACATAGATTTTTCAAGTACACATCTGACTTGGAATTTCTTATCAGCTTGACCACCACGGTTCTTATCAATGATAAACAAAGCTTTAGGGTCAGGTGATTCATCTCTATATTTTCTATGGATAATCAGTACAACGTTAGAGTCAGCCGCAATACCAGCAGATTCACGAATATCTGCTTTAGATGGTAATCTATTTTCATCTTCATCTTTTGATTCACGGTTTAATTGTACTAAAATCATAATAGGAACTTGCAAATCTTTAGCAAGAACTTTTAATCCACGGGACATAGCTGCTACTTGTTGTTCACGATTAGAATGCCCACGATTAGAACCTGGGTTAATCAATTGTAAATAATCAACAATAATCAAATCCAACCCCTCAGGTGAAGCGGCTTGTGCTTTTGCTTTTGACCTAATATAATCAATTGTAATATCCGAATCATCTTCAACAACTAATGAAAAACCTGCCATAGTTTCTGTTGCTTGAGCAATTCTTTCATTTTCAGACGGTGTTCTATGAGCACCCGGTTTAAGTTTATATGAGGCTACACCAGATACAGAAGATAGCATACGTTCTGCTAATTCTTGACGAGTCATTTCTAAAGAAAAGAATAAAACAGTTTTTCCAGCTGCACAAGCGGCTTCAGCAGAGTTAATAGCAAAAACAGTTTTACCAACACCTGTACGAGCTCCTATTGTATTCAAGCTTCCTTTTTGCCAACCGCCATTTAAAACTTTATTCATTTGTGGATTGAATAATGGAACCACATCTAAATCAACTTCATTTTCTGATGAAGCTTTTGCTACAACTTCATTTACGGTTTCAGCAAAATCAATTTTAGATTTAGGAATAATGTCTGAAGCAAGATTTGCTAATTTTTCTTCACTTTCAGAAATTACTGACAAAACATCTGGGTTTTCGTCTATTTCCTTTAATTGTTTAGTTAGTAATTCTTTTGTTTCTGATTGCACATATTTTTTCTTAAGCAATTCAGCCAACGCAAGTGGAGATTGAGAAGTGTCAGTACTATTTAGCGATACAATAAATTGAGTATCAGGTTTAAGTCCTTTATCAATTAAGTTAGAGTACAATTCAACTTCAGTTATTTCCTCTGCTTCTGATTTTCCATATAAATCTTGAAGAGCTATATAGATTTCTCTATAATTTTCATTTTTAAAGAATTTAGGGTCAATTATTGTTCCAGCTTCTGTTATTTTGTGTTGTTGATTGAATAAACTAGAAATCAGTAATTTTTGTATTTCTTCATAGTTAAATTTGTTACTCACTATTTAAACCCCTTTTATTTTTAGTTATATTTATTATTCCTTTTTCTTTTGGTAATAACTCGAAAAATAAGCGATTGTGAGCTGTTTTTATGAAAAGTCGATACATTTATCGAAAATCAGTTTTGACTGCCTTAGCGTTGCTTATATGACGATATAACGACAATCAAAATCAGTTTGATAAAAGAAAAAGATAAGCAAAAATGCTTATCTTTTCTTTATTTTAATTTTGAATCAATTTGTTGTTTTAAGTAACCTAAAATATCATCAGCTTTTTCAAAGTCAACAGCTTTATCAGAATCGCCTACTACAATAAATGGAGTAAATAATTTACCTGTTGGAGATTTCTTGGCTAATTCATTATCATTGAAAATATTGATTGTATTAGTTTTTACTTGTTCAATTAAATCTTTTTGTTTGCTTTCAATAACTTTCCATTCTTCTTCTTTTCCACCTAAGGTAATGAATAAATCTTTAAAAGCACTATCATCTTTTGTTTTACCATTTGGGTGGAAATCTACTGACAATACACTAGAGAAATAATCAAATGCCATATCTGGTCGTTCATTGATTACACCTAAAATCCAAGCTGCGGCTCTATTAGAATAATCATCAACTGTTCTAGCAGATAAGAAGCTTAAAATGTGGTATCTAACTACAACATTCTTATTATTTATATAATCTTTAATTGTGTCCTTTGTTAAAGTTTCTAATTGTACACAAGCTGGACAATAAGGGTCAACATACCAATCTACAATCGTAGCATTTTTATCAATGTCTTTTTCTAATACTGCTTTACCGTCTTTTCCTAAATAGAATGAAGCATTACTAATATATTGATTATCTTTTGTAGTTTGTTCAGTGTTTGAAGTTTTACTATTTTCTGTTTTTGAATTGTTTGTGCAAGCAGTAGCAAATAATAATGCTACTGCAGCCAAAACAATAAGTTTAATCATCTTTGTTTTTTTCATTTTATTCAGCGTTCTTTCCATTGATAATATTTGATTTAATCACTTCTTCAATTTGTTTGTTGATTGCAGAAAGCAATCTTTCGTTTTGTTCTAATTCTTCTAATAGGCCTGCTTTTGAAGTTGCAATCTTAATAATTGTTGGAACTCCATTTTCGTGGTCACCTTCTTGCTCTACTGTAGAATTATAACCTGAAACATCAATATCTTCAAGAGTTTCAAATGTATAAGTACGACCGTTCTTAATTAGAACTCCTAAATCTTCACCAACAACCATACATTCAGCTGCACGATTGATTCCTTTTGCAAAAGTAAGTACAGTTAAACCTTCTCCATAAGGAGCTGCAACTTTATTCTTGATACATTTCAATCTAACTTCTGTACCAATCGTGTTATCGCCCTCTGTTACTAATCTAACTTTTTTAACTTCGATACGTTGTGAAGCCGTGAATTTAAGAGCTTTACCACCAGGCGTAGAAGTTTTAGGTCCCCACATATCCCCAACGTTATCACGAATTTGGTTAATAAAGATTACAGTACAATTAAATTCATTTGCTTTTTGAGCAATACGTTTCATAGCTTTACTCATTACACGAGCAAGAGTTGCCATAGAAGCTTTTTCTAAATCTGCTTCCAATTCTGCTTTTGGAGTCATAGCTGCAACTGAGTCTAATACAATAATGTCAACTGTTCCAGTTTCAATTAGTTTTAAAATCATTGTTAATACTTCTTCAGCAACAGATGGTTGTGAGAATCCTAGTTCATCAATTTTAACTCCTAGAGCTTTTGCATAATTAGGGTCAAATGCTTGTTCAACATCAAGGAATACACCTGTACCACCTTCTTTTTGAACATTTCCTAATGCAGTTAGAGCAATTGAAGTTTTACCAGAACCTTCTGGTCCGTAAATTTCAATAATACGGCCTTTTGGAATGCCTCCGCCTAAGATACTATCTAGTACAATACTACCTGAAGAAGTTTTAGCAACGTTTTCTTCTCTCATATCTGTTAATAGAGCAATTTGGCCAACGTTCTTCATTGATGAAACATCAGCAAGTGCTTTTAAGAAAGCTTCTTTCTTTGGATTGCTTAATGCTTGAGTTCCTACAATTTCATTAGTTTCGATTTTTTCTTTTTTAGCTACCATTTTTACCTTCCTAAAAATAATTTCCTAAAATCAATTTTGATTTTGTTTTATAGTTATATTATTCCAAAATTTCAACTTAAAAAGCAAAAAAGAAAGCAAAATTTGCTTTCTTTTTATTGCTCTAAATCAAGTTCGTCCGAAGTATCTCCTTTATCAAAGTTATATTTAACTCCGGATATATCAATGTTATCATAATCAAACATTGTTAAATCTTCTTTCTTGATTTTATTTGTCTTGAGTCTTGAATTGTTTGTATCAACATACCATTCTTTCCAAGCATCCTCAACTAAGTTATAGAAGTCTCTATTACGCCCTTGAGCTATCATTTGAGCTGCATTAGAACCTAAAATCTTAGCTCTTATTGGGTCTGGTAATGGAATATCCTTAAATATTACTTGTTTTGGTTTTTCTCCTTTCTTATTACTTAACATATAATCAGACGGAGAATTTGTATCTTGGAATAATTGTGCTTTATAAGAAGCAAGAGAGTCCTTAATTACTTGTTCAGTAGCTTGTCTATCCCAATCATTTGTTGTGATTTTCATAGTATCTCTCATGTCTTTATAAGTTGGTTGCTTAAATTGATGAACATAGTCCATTTTTTGACCATCTTTTGTGGTTTCAGTTCTTACGATTGTTACTTCATCTTGATAAGTACGATTTGAGTTGTTTTCTTCTTCTAAGATAATTTCAGAGAAGTTTTCGTAACCCTCAACTGAAGCACATTCAGAACAGTAATAATTACCAATCTCATTTCTATAAGCAACTTCGCCAAATCCGATTTCTCTACCACAATTTACACAAATATGTTTAGTATGTTTTTCTGTTATACCAGCATAACCTTGTGTAACATTTCTACCGAATTGAGTTGTATATGCTTTGTTCTTAATGAATGTAGAAACACCAGACGACATTCCGCCAGAGAATTGTCCACCGATACGTTTAGATTCCACACCACCTGCAACAGCAGCTCCACCTAAACCTAATGCTAATTTACCAGCAGATTTAAATACATTAACTCCTTTAGTAAAGCCTGATAGATTCATTTGGCCTAAACTTGTTTGACTAAATCTTTCAATGATACTTGCTCTATTCTTGAATAAAATATATGATACAATCATTGTAAATACTAATGCTTGTATCAGTCCTACTGAGTTAATCATAGCTACAAGGTTTGTATTTATAATAACACTCAACACTAATAAGAAGCTTGCTATAACTTTCTTCAGCATAGTTGAGAATATAGTTCCAAAATACTGTTTAAGTATTTGTTGTCCTTTACCCCCCCAACAACCAAGAAGTAAGAATATAGGAGCCATTATTGTTAGGATAGTTATTCCTAATCCATAAATAGTACATAACAGAGCGAATAGTAGAGGAAGAATACTTCCAATAATAGTCAAGAACATAGAAATAAATGTTTGATTAAATCTTTCTCCACTCTTATTTCCAGTCCAATAACTCCATTCATCTAACGGTTTTGAGTTGATTTGTTCATAGATTTTACCACTGCCACTTGAACTTCCACCGCTTAGAGAACCTGCAATGTCTGAATCTGAAATCTGACCTGTACCTGGTTCTGTATTTGATGCTTTGTCAGCAGCTCCACCGTGTGCATCTATATAAGCGTCAACTTCTGCCATTGTTTTAGCCCTATGTTTACCATGACCTGATGTGTCAGTAAAGTAAACCCCACCATCTTCTGGTCTAAGCGTTCCATTTGCATTAGCAAGGGCTTTATCATCTTGGCGTTTGAAATTTCTGTTTTTGTTGTTGATAAGAGTTTGATTTGCCATTTTAACAATAGCAACACTATCATTAAATGCTAATGAAGCTTCTGGGTTTGAGTCAAAGGCTGCGAAGTTCCACATATTACCACTTACCGCAACCCCAGCAGTACCATAACTACTTTCCCACAATGCAATTGCAATAAGAGCTCGCACGTCAACACCGGATGCTTTTTGCCAAGCAAGGAAATTTTTACCATTTACACGGCTCTTATCAAATGGAATACCACTTTGTGCTAAGTAACCGTCAATTTGTTCAGCAGTAATACCGTCACGTTTTGTAAATAAATCGTGAGTATATGGGTCACCAGTTGACCAATGGTCTGGGTTGACTTTAACATCAACTCCACCAGAACTTCCACCTAAATCACCATCTGCACCAGCTCCACCAATAGAGCCAGTTCCTGAGCCAAATGTTTTTACAATTTCATCATAATTAGAGAAAGCATCTACAATTCGGTACCAGTCTTTATCAACGCCACCTACAAGTGGTGAGTCAATGCCATCAATTGGCACATGATAACCTGATTGTAAATCTACTTGGAACAATGCCCAGTTAGCAATCTTCTTACCACCTAATTCAACATTAGGTTCACCAACCCAGCTCTTATTTATATTCTGTAATTGAACAGCGTCTAGTTTATCATAATCAGTTCCAAACTGACCTCTAGTCCATGGTTTGAAAACAAATTCAACATACATATTACAAGCAACTATGCTTTTCATTCTGTCATTAGCTTCATCTAGGAATTTGCTTGATGTAATGTCTAATTCTGCCCCAGTAGAAGTATCACATAAATCACTAGTAGATGATTTTACATTACTTACTAATGCAGAAGTAATTAAACTTGTACCTAATGTTGCTAATTTATTTGGAATTGTAATCCAAGTAATATTAGCCGCAATGATAATAGCAGTTGCAAATGCAAGCATTGGTTTAAGCAAACCACCGACTAAAGAGGTTCTGTATTCTCTCTTAATTATTCCATAATAAAGAATATACAATGCAGTAAGGACAAACATTAGAGTAACAAGAGGCATAAATAAATTAGAGTATAATTTTTGGAACATTCCCTCTTGAAATTTTTGAGTAAGTCCTAACAAGTCACTTACATCAGCAAAAGCTAATCCTAATAAAGTAATAGTTATAGCTGATACAAATTTAGAAATTCCTAAGAAGAAATTATTAACAGATAATTTAATAGCATTCCACCAAGCACCGAAAAATCCTTGAGTAAATTGTTTTGTTCTAGGGTCTCTTGAAGTACTTATCTCACCATAAGTTGATTGTGGGTCTTTTCTATCTTTGTAATATTCTCCATAGTCAGAGGCTTTAGATTTTGAATTTTCTTCACATGGGTCAATGTCATAATATTTCCATTCTCCCAAGTAAGAACTGTATTCAATACCAGACAAACCTACTTTTTGGAATATATTAGGTGAATCTGTTTGTTTTCCACCAAATTTAAACCCTGCCATACTCATTATAATGTTGTTAGAATCTTCACCATTTATTCTTGTACTTGCTAATGAGGTTTTAGACCTAACCATATAAGGAATCCAGTCAGTTGTGGCAGCTTTATATAACATTTTAGTCGAGTCAAAACGGCAGATAATCCATGAAACTGGATTAAAATCTGCATTTGTGTTTTGAACTGCATTTTGAGTTGAAGCAAAGAGCATAAGAGTGCTCAATGCTGTCAATATAATATATTTTATTTTTTGCATTTAAGACCTTCCCTTTTGCTCTTTTTATTCTTCAAAAGGATTTTCAAATTCTTTTCCACTCATATCGTCAAATTCTGAATCCTTTTTAACTTTACTTCTTCCCTTATCAAAAGTCCCTTTTACAACATCTTTAAGATTTGAGTTAGGGTTTTCTTCTTTTGTTTTCTTAAGTCTTTCTTTTATTGTTTGTCGTTTAGATTTCTTATAACTACTTTTATCTTTTTTCTTCTCTTTAATTAAACCATTTGATGATTGTTTTGCTAATACAGCCAATTCTCTTAATGCTGTTGCCAATTCTGGCGCTGATTTATCAAATTCTGAAATGTATTTATCTGCTTCACTTTGTCCATAAGTTCTCTTACCGTCTTCAGTTTCGGTATAAGGTTTAGTCCAAAATGCTTCTTCATAAATAATTTCATCATTAAAATTCAATCCAGTCTTGTCTTTGAAGTCATCTAGGTTATTTGAGAATTTATCTTTAACACTATTAACTGTTTCAACAGCTTTATCTTTGACTTCTTTTGCTAATGATTTTTGAAGTGCTTTCTTTTCATCATCTTCAATAAGTCTCATGTTAGTAGTAGCTGTATCAATAAATCTTTCTACCGCTTCTTCAGTAGTTAGAATTTCAGAGTGTTTGCGACCATTTTCGTCAATTCTGATTTCTCTCTGACCTGGTTGCATAGCCAAGAAGTTACCATTAACTTTATTATTGTCAAATTTGTAATTACTTTCTTTAGCTTTATCTAATAATTTAGAAGCATTTTCAATATTTGTATCTCTAAATTCTAAATCTTCTCTATTTAGCTTATGTTGTTCTATTTCGCTTTCCAATTGATACATTCTTGCTTCTTCATTATAATTTAATTCTTTTCTGTTTTTAAGACTTTCTAATTGTTTTGTTTTTATAGCTATTTGATGTTCTTCATTTTTCTTCTTAGCTTCATGTTCAACAATTTCATTTCTTAAAACAGCTTCCATGTTTTTCCAGTTATTTGAAACTACTGTATTCTCATTATTAAATGAATCTTTTTGTTTCTGAGCAACTGCTTCACGAATTTGCCTTAATGTATCATAAGCACCATAACCCATCTTTCTTTGACGAGTTTCATTCATCATATTAAATCTACGATTTCCATATGCTGAACCTTTCTTAGTACCTTCTGTCATGTAAGACAATAGATTACCTTTAGAAATTCCTTTAGATTCATCAGCAATTTTAGCACTAATTCCAGCAATAGCACCACCTACACCACCTGCAATAGTGTCTTTCACTCCAGTTGTGTATTTTGGTATTCTACGTTGTAGGAATTTAGGCATATTTCTCATATTTAGATGTTCTCTAATTCCACCGCTCATGAATGAACCAGCATTATTAGTTGTAGAAGCGAATAGATTTACTAATTCTTTCCAATACATCTTAATAGCTACAGCTATAATTACAATCCCAAAGAATACAGAATTATAATTATCTGAAGCAGAATCTATTTTTGACAACATTAGTAAAGCTAATGACATAACAAGAACAATTAAGAAACGTTTAAAGAACAAACTTAATAGATTTTCAAAGTAATTCTTTATTCTTACATTTCCGCCAGGGAATAATCCTAAAGCCAATTGAATAGGTAAAATAAATACTTGAATAGCAATCATTAAAGTATATTCAATTTTTACAATTGCCAAGCCGCCAATTAAGAAAGCGATACATACAGAAACTATTGCTCCTCTAAGTTGATAGCTATCTCTATTCAACCCGGAACCAGACCATGCAGTTAAATAAGTAGAATCTGATTTAGCTCCATCATTAGGGCCTGCTTGTAAATCTACAATTCGATAAATATTTCTATTTATAGTATTGTCAGTTTCTTTAGGGTTTGTATCTGTAATGCTACCTGATTTAGTAATATCTAATTGATACAATGCCCAATTATGGTGAATGCTTCCGCCACCCATATTAACGGGAGCATCTCCAACCAATTTTTGGTTCGTATTGCTAAATTTTGAAGCATCTAAGTTTTCATAAGAAGTTCCCCATTGTCCGTAAACCCATGGGTCAAAAATACTCATTTTCCAAACTTGACATTGCATTTTTCTTACACCAGTTGTATCTCCACCTGTTGCACTACATAATACAGAAGCCTTCTTATCTTCTTCGGTAGTAATAACATTGATTAAGAAATTATCAATCTTACTTGGTATTTCTTCAACAAGTTGTGTTGTTTGTTCTGGTTTATAGAGCAATGCAACCCCTACACCAAACGTGATAACAAGTAGGAATAATAAAGAGAATGTTTGTCTACCAAATCCCATTTTGAAACATGAAATCAGAATCCAAAAAGCACTGATTGCTATTCCAATTGTAGATAATGGATAGAAAATACTATCTCTAAAGATTTCTATTGTCTTAGCAATAATACTACTTATTCCTAATTCTTTTAAAATATTAGAGAAAGATAGAGTTAACATTGAGTTTGTAATTTTAGCAGCTATAACAGCAACAAAATTAGATACACTGCCTACAAATCCAAGTGAACCGTTAGATTTTGCAACTTTACCTTTTGTGATAAAGTGTTTGTATCTTGTATCAGAAAAATCACCTTCACCGTTTCCATACAAAGCACCCTTAATAGACGGTCTTAGTTCTCCACATTTACCAAGATTTTCGCTATTTTTAGAATTTTCATCAGTAAAAGCATATTCCCATTCAGCCATACTTTGTCCTATTGGGTCACCATTTTCATCAGCACAAACATAGTGTGCAATTGAACGTGATGGGTCAAAATGTGGGTCTTTCTTAATATAATTTTCTGTTATAGCAGAAAATGCTTTATCTACATCATCTTTATTTTCTTGTACAACTTTGCTAGCATATTTGTTCCATGCTTCGTCATAACAAGTAATAAAATCGGTATAGAGTTCTCTATCTAAACAATCAATGCCCGCTGATTTAGCAGAATCTAAGAATGCTGAATTTTCAGATTTCCACCTCTTGAATTGGTCAGCTTCAGTTTCATAAATTCTGTCTGGTACAAGTGTTTTTGTTTTATCTGCATTTTTTCTAGCATTTTTACTTTCTTCTGTTTCTACATTTCTCTTATATTGGTATTTAGGGAATTTAGAAGAACGAATACTTAAATCAAGCATTTTTTGTACATCTGGGTTTGGGGAAGAAAGTTTAGAAAATTCTTCCTCAAATTTAGCTAGTAACCATGCTTGTCCTTTTTGGTGAACTTCCTTACTACTCATGTAATAAGCATTATAAACTGTCGCACTATAATCAGGTCTGCTCCATGCGTGAGTAGAAACAATATTTAAATCAGAAGTATCAATAATAGTCCATAAGACACTACTTGAACCACCATCTGTAATATTAGCAACATATTTAATTGGGTTCCAATCAAATTTAGTAACAGCCGCATTGATAGCACCCTTTACTCCATTAAATACAGATGTAGCACCTAATTTAGCTTTTGACCAAAAACCAAAGTTTGACATAAGTCTAGCTTGTGTTTGTGGAACAATATTATCCCATTCACCTACATAAGTAGTGTAATGCAAATTATAACCGAATAATTCTAAAGCAGTATATTTATAAATTCTCTCATTTCCAAAAACGGGTACAGAACCGCCTGGTATACCTGCTGGCATTCCTAATTCGGTTTTGGCAGAAGTGACTTCTGCCCCTAATACACCTTGAGAGTTTAATAAAGCATAAGTAACTTGTCCTAATTGGGAAGAAAAAGTTGGTATATCGCAATTGTGATTAAGTGCGTTTTGTGGTTGTTCATTAAAATAACAAACAGTTTTTGTGTCGCCTCTTTTCTGAACTACACTATCGTCAACTCCCTCATCTTTGCTTCCTAATACACCATTTGTAACTTCTTGTATATAATTACCTTTCATAAACATATACTTATATATATTACTTATGGTATCTTCTCTAGTAAACTTACCTTTTAATCCATTAGTTTTTTCAAAAAAGCCGTTTTCATTTCCACCATCAAAGCCATTTGCTTCATCAATGATTTTTTGTTTATCTTTTGAAGAGTCAGCAAAATTAACTTGAGTTATAGAGGAAATTGAGCCTAAGAAGCATAAAAGAGAAAAGAATACAAGTAAAAACTTGTTAATTTGAGCCATTTTGCTCTTCATTTAATTACTCTCCTTTATAACTATTATAATAATAATTATATCAATAGAAAAAGCAGCTTTTAAAGCTGCTCTTTAGTCATCTTCTACGATTCTATTTTTGTACCAATCTTCTTTAGTAACACCATTCAGTTGATTATTGATTTCTCTATAAGCGTTTTTGTGAAGATTTCTAATTTGTGGTGGAATACCTGCTTTTAAGTAACAAGTTTCTGGGTATTCAACAACTGTATCAGAATCTGGTAATTTTCTTTTCATGCTTTTCTTAACGTGTCTTTCAACATAAGGCATACCTGGGTAATTCCATGCTCCAGTTAAGATTAGTTCTCTTTGTTGAATAGCAACAAAAGCTCCTAAAATATCTTTTACTTCAACTTGTGTATGGCCTGTTACTTCTGAAATTTCTTTAATGATTTCAGGTTTCTTTTTAGCTTTATCTTTTTTAACTTGTTTAATTTCTAAAACCATTTTTTCTCCTTTAATTGTTCCTAGTATTCATTTGAATATATCCAATTGTTGCATATTTTACAGAAGTTGCATAATCCTCAAATAACATATCCTTAACATTAGTTGCTAAATTAGAATTATGGTCAAACACTTCTTTACCATGTAATGAATTGTATTTGATTTTAACTTTATTTTTACCTTCTTCTTTAAGTATAACTTCAAAAACTTTATCATCTTGTACAGATGGTTTAGAGTTAGTTGTAATTTCTGACAAATAAAAATTGAAAGCATCAATTGAATTTTGGAATATCTCTTGTTCTACTTGTTCATCAATAGTTGTTTCTGCTCTAACAAGATAATATTCTGATACTTGTTTAAAAATATTTAGCAATTTTGCTTTATCTCCACTACTAAAAGAAATACGAACATTATTACGATGTTTCTTTTTAGTTGGTGTTTCAGTTTTAAATAAACTTCTCATAGTTACTCCTTTTATATCGTAAATTTTACAAATGTACTACTTTATCAGCAAATGAGTTAATACCGTCATTATGTGCTATTAAAATAATTTGTGCATTTGTTAATGAAGTTATTGTTTCTAAAATCAATTGAGAGCGGTCACTACTCATTGCTGTTAAAACTTCATCTAAGATAAGTAAGTGTTGTTGACCATTATTTAAGAATAAAGCAATTGCTAATCTTAAAGCGATAGCAGCTGCAGACAATTCCCCACCAGATAATTGTGAAACAGGTCTTTTAACATTATTTTCTGTAATAACAAATGTTTCAAATTTATCAGTAAGTATCAATTGAGTAAATTTATTGTCAGTAAATCTAGCAAGAATTTCTGAAGCAATATCTGTTAATTCAGGAATTGAATTTTTAATACGTTGCTCTTTAAATTTAATCAAACTTTGATTAGTAAGATTCATGATTGTTATTTGATTATGAAGTCTTTCGTAGTTTTCACTTGCTTCTTTACATCTCTTATAGTCTTGAACAGCTTGTTTAGCTTGTTCTACAATCAATTTAAGCTCTCCATCAAGAGAAGCTTTTTGAATATTTGTTTTAACTAATAAATCTTCTTTTTCCTTTAGATTATTAAGAAGTACTTTATAAGTTGATTTAGGTAAAACATTCAAAGTAGAGATTTCTTTTTCTAAGCGAGCTCTTTCTTTTTTATTGTCTTTAAGTCTTTGTTCACTTATTGTAACTTGTTGTCTAGCAGTTTCAATTAAATCTTTATGTTTTTCACTAGCATTGATTTCTGCTAATTGTTCTCTATTCTTAGCAATTACTAATTGAATAGATTTTAATTCTGCTTCTTTAGTCTTTTTATCTCTTTTAGCTTTTTCGAAGTCTTTTTTGGAATTAGTTTGTTCTGTTGCTTTTTCAAGTTGTGCTTCATAAAGAGCTTTTTCTTGCCCCATTTTAGCAATAGCTTTTTCTAAATCTTCTAATTCTTCTTTAATATTTTTGAACTCTTCTTTGTTTTGTTCTTGTTCTTCAGTATGTTTTTTAAATTCTTCTTCGGGATTTAAGATTGGATGGCCACATACTGGACATTCAGCTGCGCCACTTTTAAGCAATTCTAAATGTTTTTTAACAGATTTAACTTTTATTTTCAAGCTCATTAGAGCTTCATCTAAATTAGATTTCTTACTTAACATATCATTGTAATAATCTGACACTTCAGCATGTAATTCATAGATTTCATCATAATTTAAATCTTCTTCAAACAATTCAGTAAATCTTGCAATTTGAATGTTAATATTATTAAGCTCTGCTTGTAGAGATTTTTCTTTTTCTAATGACTCTTTTAATTCTTCTTCTATGATTTCTTTCATTTTGTAATCAATAGAAATTTCAGAATTATCTTTTAGAATTTTTGTATAATTCTTTAAGTTGTCTTTTAAGTAATTATCATCTGTTTTAATATTTTCTAAACTTGTATTTAAGCTGTCTAAATGATTTTGTAATTCAGTTTCTGCTTGTTCTGTTGCTCTTAAAACAACAAGTTCTTGTTCAAGAGTTTTAGAAGCTGCTTTTACTTCTTCAAGTTTATCTTTTGCATCTTTAACTGCAACTTTAAACTCTTCTACTTTTGCTTTTTCATCTTCTAAAGAACCAGGTTGAATAATATCTGCAGCTCTTTGTAAAGCTCTTGATTCTTCTCTAGCTAATTTTGTACTTTCTGTAATTGCAGAAACACCAATTAGTTTTTCAATAACTTGTCCTCGTTCAGTTGGTGATGCTGACACAATTTGGTCTACTTGTTTTTGCTGAATAAATACAGAAGATAAAAAGCCTTTTTCATCAATGTTTAAAATTGAGCGAATAAATGACTCAGCATGAGTTACTGCTGGGCCCGATTCAAATTCCCAATCTCCAATTTCTTCGTTATAAGAGAATACTTTACATTCACAAGCACCTTCGTTTGAAGTAATCTTACGTTTAATCATAAAGTCGGTATTTCCAACTCTAATATACGAAGTTACTTGTACTGTTTTTTCTTTTGCATCTACGCCTTCTCTAATATAATTTTTATTTCTTAATCCATGTAATCTCGTTCCGAATAATGACCATGAGAAAGCATCTACAATAGTTGACTTACCTGCTCCATTCTCACCAGAGATTGCAGTCACTCCAATTGATGCTGGTTCAAATTCTAAATATTCATGAGACCTAATATTTTCAATAATAACTTTCTTGAGTATCAAAAGAGTAATTCTCCTTATTTTAATAGTTATATATATTATTCCTTTTTTGCTAACTATCGCTCAAAGCTGTTTTAAGCTGTTTTTTCATAATGTCGATACATTTATCGAAAATCAGTTTTAACTGTTTTAGCGTTCACTATATGACGATATAACACATATCAGAATAATTCTAAGCAAAAAGAAAAACAAGCCTTTTGGGGCTTGTTTTTTATTGTGATTTTTGAGTTGTTTTAGCATTTGCTAATTGAATAGCTTGTATGAGAGAATATGGTGATAGTTTCCATTGCCCATCAACATAGACCATTTCCAAAGATACAGCTCCACCGGAACCTGTATAATATTCAAGTGGAACTTGAGCAATTCGAGTTGTTTCGTCCAAATAAATATATTGTACATCTGAAGTTACTGGGTCAAGATTTTTGTTCCCAATTTCATTCAAACTACTTACAATTGCTAACATAGTCATTGATGTTGTTGTATAGCCTTCTTCTTTATCCATAAAATCTTTTAAGTATAAATAAGATTTGGCAGTGTCAGAAACATAACCGTCAATTTTTTTATCTTTATCTATGCCCTTTATTCTATCTTCAATAGAAGTATTACCTGATGGGTCGTTTGCAAATGATTTAAGCATATTAGTTGCAGCTTCAAGAGCACCCTCTTTTGAGAAGTTCTCTTTTGTTTCATCTGTTCTATTAGGTAATACTTTCTCAATTTTAGTGTCAGTTGTATTTCCTTTATTAGTAACAGATTTATCTAACATAAAATTAAACACTGTTAAATATAAAGAGAATAAAGTTATTAAAGCAATAAGAACATAGGATAAAATAGCTTTTTTGCCGTTTAATTTTGATTTAATCAAAATTGAACTTGTAACACTTGCTAATAGAATAACAAATGTATAAATCAATATAGAAATTAAAGTCATTATTCACCTTTTCCTTTTTTAAATGTAGTCATGTTCAAAATGAATGCTAATATAATCATTACTACCAATACAATCAAAGAGAACAACATAATTGTATTAGAATGTTTTGCAAAAAATTGTATAAATAGGTAGTCGGGTGTGAAATTAACTACTCCATTAGCTTTCTCTGATAATTTTTGTAATTCATCTAATTTATTTAAATAATCTTTGTCAGCAATCATATTAAAACCATTGACAGCGAATATCGAAAAAGAACATGCTAGGATTATAACTAACATAAATATATTAGTTACAATCTTTAGCCAAACTCTTTTCTTTTTATTTTTTTTCTCTTTATTTTTCTTTTTGAATGGATTAGAAAAGTTAATCTTCGGTTTTTCTTTTGTATTCTTGTTTAACTTTTCTTGTTTAAAATCCTTTAAAAAATCTTCTTTATTCATTTTTTGATTTTTCACCACTAAGTAATTCTTCTACTAATGAAGTTTTAAATTCTGCTGGTAGATTTTTCATTTTTTCTAAATCGAAATCCATATTACCTAAATCTTCAATCAAGTTAATTGCAACTTGTGGGCATTCAGCTTTTATTGCAGCTCTTAATATTGCTCTTGTAATATTGTGAGCTCTTTTTGTATCTTCAAAGTTCGTATCTTTAAATACATTTACACCAGCTTTATCTTCATTTGTATCTTGCCATACTAATGTATCAGTATTTCTTGTACTCAACCAACGTTGGTGTTGTTCTTCTAACAATCTGAATTGTTCTTCAGTGTATGTGTCACTTAAGTATTGTTGGATTTCATTTACTGGTACTATACGTTTTTCATTTGTTTCTTTATCTACGCCGAGTTCTTCCTCAGCTTTTGCTCTAATACGTTGGAATTTAGATAAAGGTTTTCCTAATTCATTATCTGGTAAGTCATAAGGCCACAAACGAAGTACATTAGATAAATATCCCGAGAATGGTATAGGTTGAGTTTCATCAAACTTTTGCATAGCTGTCAAAATCCACTCATAAATTTGAGCTCTTTTTTCATCATGCTCAGGTAGATAAATATTGATTGTTTTGTCATGAGGTTTAAGAGTTAAAACAGCAAATGAGTAATAGAATAATAATGTTTCTGCAACAAACTCATCTGTTAAATCTAATAAATCTCTACGATAGAAACTACTTCTCAATCTTAATTTTAATCTATCAAATTCAGCTGCATTTAATTGTCGTTTTAAAAGCTCTCTGAAATAATTAGCATTTAGTCCATAAGCATATAGTTTGTTATTATGATAAACAATTCTTGCATACTTATTTAAAATGTTAATACATTTCTTTTCCAATTGACTATCTTCTGCTTCAATAAGCAATGCTGAAATTAAGCGTCTTGGTGCATTTAGATAAGCTTCTGCTTCTGTTTGTTCACTCCATAATCTTGGAGCAAAGTTATTCGGAATAAGTGGTTCATCTAATGGTAAATCATGTTCTTCATACCATCTAATTACTTCATCATATGAAACACGATAAGATTCATCTTTTTTAATGAGTATGTCGTTGTGTTCATAAATCCAATCAAGCAAGTCATTTTCATCTTTAACTAATGCTACACGTTTCCATTTATCAAATGTATACCATTGCCCATCATGAATAACTGCCTCAATTCTAAAGTTTAATGGTCTGTTTTTCCATTCTGATTTTAGTATTGTTTTATCTTTTTTCATTTCCCTCTCCCACTACTTCAATTCTAGGATATAGATAAGAAAACTCAGTAAAGATTTTATCAAGTTCTGAAATATAATTAAAAGCATCATTAGAAGTCATTATATATGTTGGCTTTATTAGAAATAATAAAGCATCTTCTTTTTCTTCAGCAATTTGTTCAAAAACTAGAGAGCATTTATTCTTCATATAATCTATGAATTTATCTTTATCTTTTAAGTCAGTAAATTTTAAAAATAAATGTAATTGTTTAGGTTGCATTTATACTAACTCCTTCTTTTTTAACTAAATCTCTCAACTTCTTAACGATAAGATTTGCTTGTCTTGTAAATTTCCTTGGTGTCAAATCTCTTTCTTGTAAAAACTCATCAAATGGTTTAGTTAATGTTTGGTCACCGTATTGGTATCGTAAATAAAGTTGTTCCTCATGTGGTAGCATTTCTAATAAGCCTTCTGTTTCGACAGTAAAGCCTGACGAGAATCTTGCCCCCGAAGTCCTTTCATCTGCAAGAACATCTTGTAATTTTACTTTATGACTGCCACCGCCATCATCGTCAATCTCATGTTGTAAGGAACTAGGTACTAGAGAAAGATTTTCTAAATCAATAATCAAATCTAATTTAAATCCCGTTTTTTCTTGTACATACTCCCTTTGAGTCATTGTTGGATTTTCTAGTTTGTTATACTCATCAATAACTTCTTTCATTTGCAAGTATTTTCCAGCAACACCATCGTTAATCTGAATATGTCGTTGCAGATTGCCCTCATGAGTCAAAGCTTTGAAAATGTAAAAATTTGAAAATGTTGTAACTCTCGCTCCCTTTGTCGGGTCATATCTCCAAATTGCTTTGGTCAAAGCTAACAAAGCATCTTGACAAGCATCTTCTATATTGTAATGAAATGAGTTTGTTTTCTTTACAAATCTATGTGCCCAGTTATAGGCAAAATTTTGATTGTGTTCAAACAATTCAAGAAATGCTTCATAAGCCCTTGGGAACTTTTCTTTCTGTTCTTCTTCACTCGATTCTCTATAATCCTTAATAATTAGACCTAATTCAAATTCACGTTCTTTTTTTAACGCCATTCGCACCTCTTCTTTCACTGTTGTAAACAAAAACAGCCTTTTAGGGCTGTTATTTGTTGTAATACTCTATGTTATATTATATAGCGTATTTATTATGCAATTTTCACTGCTTTAAATTTATCACGAATTTCAGCGTGGAAGTATGTACCTTTTGATTCGGCACGGTCAAGGCCTAATACTACATTTGCTGGAACATCAGCGTAAAGATATTTGTGGCCTGATTGGAATGTTACTTCCAAACCTTTTTCAGTTTTCTTGTAATCCTTGATTACTGAGCTTACTTTTGTCATGATAAAATCACCATACTCACTTTCGTGAGCCTTTCTTTTATTTTTTTATTTTATGAGTTCATTATAACACATATAAGTATAATGTCAATAGGTTTGATGAAATTTTTTTAAATTTTTGTTCCAATCAGCAAAACAAAGACTACTAACATAATAAACAGCAATCCTATAATGCTTTTTATTGGGTGTTTTTTAATATAATTGAAAATATTTTTTACTCTTTCTTTTAAAGTAACCTTGTTCATATCTTTATCGGAAACATATTTATAGCCATGATAGCCTCTATTTACTTCTGATAAAGTTTTCATTAGATTAAGAGTAAATTCTTTTGTTAAATTGAAAGTAACTTCATTTCCATTTGAATCTTTAATATTCAATTGTGGCGGATTTTGTTTAAGTTTTCTAGGTGAAATATATTTTTCATTATTTTCATTAGTATAGATTCCAGTAACAGAATATGCTAAAATATTTTCATCATTTTGCTCTACAATAGCATAATCAAGTGCTTTTTCTAAAATGCTATCGTTTTGTTCTTCTAATACTAACTCATCATCTGTTTTCATTTTTATAACTTTTTCTGACATATTAACCTTGCTCCACAACACTTGATACTTTACCATCATCAACAGTAATTACTAATCCTTTAACAAGGTTTTCTACTTTCATTTCATCACCGTTGAGTTTTGTAATTGGATTTGTTGTATGATAAGTAACTGTAAGATAATATTTGTTACCATCATTTTTTACTACGATTTTATCTATATCTCTATTTGAGCGGTCAACAGATGTCATAGTGTTAATAGTTTTGCTCTTTTCCCAAAGTTCTGCTTCTGCTTTATAATCATCTAACGTATTCAAGATTTGACTTGATTCCAAAGCAGATTGGGTCATCATAGATTTAAGTTCTTCTTTTTGGTCGTTAGTATATTTAACCTCAAATTCTCTTTCTAAATATGCTTTGGCAAATTGTTTAACAAATTGAATATTTTCACTATTATTATCTTCTGCTACAATTGTTTTATCTTTCTTTTGAGCTTCTGCTGTATTAGTTCCATTTAAAACTTTCTTTGCTTCTTCTTGTTTGATTTGATGATAAATACCAGCACCAACAAGAGCAAATACAACAACAAGCACACCTAAAATAATTTTAATATTTTTACTCATTTTAAGCACCTTTCTTTCTAATTACACTACTAACGCTTCCTTTAACATATTGTCTTGTATAACGCCCCACAATTTGTCCTTTTTCAGCGTTTTGTTCATAGGTTTCGATAACTCCACCTTCTTTTACTTCTGCAATAATTCCAACGTGACCGTATGTTGAGTCAATGTTAAATGGCCCAACAGAACCACCTGGGTACCAACAAATAATGTCGCCAGGCTTCAAGTCACCAGGGCCTGGGTCTTTTATTACATCAAAGCCCCAACTTTCCCACGGAAACTCATGACCGATATATCCAGCTCTACCAGATGCACCAACAATCCCTGGTCCACCTAATTTTTTTGAATACCAGTTAGCTAAATCCCAACATTGAGCTCCATAAGCGCCATCTTCATCAATTGGTTGATTAAGAACTTGTTCTAAAGCTTCAATCTTTCCACCGCCGGGAACTGTACTACCATCGCCACTTCCTCCGGCACCTCCACCGCCACCTAGGCGGCCTTCCTTAGAACCGTCACCCAATTTCTCACATTTAGCATCTTTTTCGCCTTCTTTTGCTTCAGCAACACCATCTCTATAACGGTAAGAATAGCAATCTGAACCAAATGTTTGAGAACCTGTTACTGAAAAAGCTAGGAATAAAAGCCATACTGCTAATAATACACCTATTGCAATTAAGCCATGTGGTGAGAATATAAAACTTACAACTTTAGTAATGAATTGGATTGTGCTTCTTGCAGCATTCATTACTGTTTGTGAAAGTTGTCTAAATCTATTTATTTTATCTTTTGTTTCTTTTACTTTTTCTTGAGCTTCTAATGCTTTATCAATCATGTCTTTAGATTGTGGCTCAACTTCGGGAGTTTCTGAAACCGATGAATTAGATTTCATTTGTTGATAATCTTTATTATCTAAATTCATTATACAATAATCTCCTTGTTTTTTCAATAATATTATTAAATACTATATCATTAAACAAGAATAAAAAAAGAAGCTTGATTAAAGCTTCTTTTTAAGATTTTATAAATCGCCGAATAAAGCGTCAAAATCTTCATCTACAGTTGTATCTTCGTCACCGAACAATGATGAAGAGTCAGTTGTTGAAGCAGGTGCAGGTGTTGTTGATTTAGGTGCACTTGATTTAGCAGCTTGTTTTGTTGCAGTAGAAGTAGTTCCACCATTTTCAGATTTTGCACGACTAGCTACAACAGTTTGATTAAAGGCAAGAGCCACAATTGCAAATAACTCAGCTGGAATGGCATTAATATTAAAAGCTGTTCCATAAGACTGATTGATCGCTTTTAAAATAAGAGGAATCCCATAATAGGTCAACATTAACTGAACCAACAAAGGAGTCCCCCGTAAAAAACTGACAAAAACAGCTTGAATCGGGTAAAGAATTCGTACACGATTAATTTTGACCAGAGCAAAAATCATGGCAAAAATAATCCCAAAAAATGCACCTCCTAGGGCTAATAAAATCGTCACAGGCAATTTTCCTATGACAGCCGGAAATGCATCCAATACGGCTCTCAAACTAAACAGCTTGCTATCTGGAACGTGTTTTAAAAAGTCAGCATACCAGTTGGCAGTTAAAAGATTAGTTGTAAACATTTTTGTTACTTCCTTTCTCGAACATCAACATTCTATCACATTCACTATCGGAATTCCAAAAATTGCTATAGAAATAGAAAAATGATAGACTACTCAAATTTAGTCTATCATAATTTTAGACAAGTTCCTAATAGTTTTTCTTTATGGAGTTCATAAAGAAAATCTATGTTTTCTTCTGAACATTTGAAAGAAGGGGTTAGAAAGTTTGGCGTTTGGCCTTTCGTTCCGCCCGACCACGCGCACGGTTTTCAGCTCTTTTAGCTTTTCTCCGCTTTTCATCAACTGCCCATTTGATTTTTTTCTTGTAGCCTGGTTTGATTTTTTTCTTTTTCTTCTTCACCAGACCAATCATTTCGATGTCGAGTTTCTCTTGCTTTTTCTCACGATTGGCCCGTCTATCTCGATCATAAGTATCTTCAATAACCCCATTTTTCAACACTTTCGGTACGAAACGAATGCCCATTTTTTCTAGTTCACGGATATCTGAATCATCACTCGGTTGATAAAGAGTAATAGCGACACCAGGTAGACCATTGCGTCCTGTCCGGCCAACACGGTGAACAAAGAAGGAAAGATCTTGTGGAATAGCATCGTTGATGACATGACTCACCCCTTCGATATCAATTCCACGCGCCGCCAAATCTGTAGCCAC